ACTATGCTTAATGAAGGTATGCTAGGTCCCAAACAACTTAATATAGATTTGAATACAAAAAGCAATGTGGCTGAAAGTATTAAATTACAGATTAAAGTCCACAAACCATGTAGGATTAAAGAATAATATATATTCTATACTAATAATATAGTGGACGCATTTAGTACAGAAGAAATCTTGTCAACTTTGCTTTAAATTTATAATAATTTAAAGTGTAATTTAAAGTATGATTATTAATACTGTTACATCTATTGCCCAAGAAATATATGAAGAAATGGGTGAACCAAGTGGTTTTAGTATTGCATCAATAGCAGCTTGGGTTAGAAGAAATATTGGTGGGCTGGGTAATATGCTTAATAATTCTTATGAAATAAATAGCTCTACTCTAGAGATAAGCCCTAATTTATCTGATATAGAAAAATATATATTTAAAAAAATGTATTCTATATACTTTTTTGATCTTAAAATAAAGAGCGCAGGAAGCCTTGCTGTATCAGATTATACTTCTATTAAAGATGATTTTGGCAGCGTTCAGAAATTAAATAGCAATGAAGTTTTAAAAAGCTTCTATCAAATACGCCAACAAGAGTACAAAGAATTAAAAGATTTAATTACAAAATATTCATTGAATGCAAGTAGTCCAGTTCAAGTTGCTGGAGATGATACCATACAAGGAAGTTACGAATCTGAAAGGGGCGCATTATATAATATTCGCACAATATATAGTGCTGGATAAAAATGAGTCTTATTAGTCCAAGTGTTGCAGCAAGTTTCTCGGCAGAATTTGAAAAGTTTTTTGATTATTTTTCAAGAGATTTCGTGGTCAACAAAGAGCCATTAAAAGTGTTAGTTTCGCCAGCAACAACACCACTATTTGGATACGAAACTCAATCTACACCAGCGGCTTATAATTATATACCAGTTCAAGCAACTTTCAAGGGTAGAATATCTTACAATAAAAAACAAAGTGAAGATATCTTAACGGACGTAAGAGTTACTATTGCTAGAGGAATTGTGACCCTAGTTGTTAAAGAACCTGCTAAAAATTATATAGATACTGGAACAACCTTGAACATTGAGTTCGATGGTAAAACTTTTAATAAAATAACAACCGCTGGAGTTAGAAAGTATTTAAATAATACGTATTATCAATACTATTTAGAGGAAACAAAATAATGGCTTCTAGAATAAATAAATCTATTCTAAAAGGTGAAATAGCTTCAGCTCAATTAAAAGCTTTAGAAAAAGAAGCTAAAATTATTGCAAATCAAATTCTTGAAGAAAAGAAAAAGGAATATATTTCAGAAATATTAAATCATCCAGTTTCTATAGAATTAAATAATGGTCCTAGCGCATCAAATATTTCTAATACTTTAGATGGAAAAGGAAATTTATACAGCTTTATTGGGTTTGATGCTGGAGACCAACCAGTTCAAGATGTTGTTGACGCAATAGATAAAAATACAAGAATACAATCAAAAAATTCAAAAGATGGATTTTTTAATTTTGAGGTTTTAACTCCATCACTCGAGGAGTTAGGATCATATACTCCTATGCCATTTGAGGGCGGAAATAGTTGGCTTAAGGGGATAGAAAAAGGTATATCTGGATTTAGCAATTATGTTTATGGTCTTTTGTTTCCAACTAGTAGATCTGGCAGAGGCATACAAAGCGAAAATCAAATAAGAAGAGCTTCTTATAAACCAACTAAATATTTTAGTGTTTTATATAAAAATTTTATAGAAAGTTTTAAATGAAAAGTCAATTAAATAATCTTGCAATGACTAGTATGCTATTTTGGTTTGATAATAAACTACTCACAAAAGGAGAGGCTTTTACCAACCATAGTAGTTATTTTTGGCCTATTGATGTAAATTATTATGGTTTTTATACTTACGGAGCGCCTTTTAAACAAATGGTAATTGACGAATCCGTTCCAAATGCAAATATTATAAGCGGAGTCTATATTAATAATGCATTTACTCAAGTTGGTCAAAACTATTTAAGCGGAATTAACGCTAGTCAAGGACAGTTATATTTTACTCAGCCCGTTTCAAATGCTTCTACTTCTATAAGTGGAAATTATGCTATTAAAGATTTCAATGTATATTTAACAAGTGAAACAGAAGAAGACTTATTATTTGAAACTCAATTTCAATTACAACCTAAAACTTATCAAAACCCAACTGGTTTACCTTCAAATGTAGAAACTTATCCTGCGATATATTTAAAATATCAAGGTGGGAATAATGAACCATTAGCTTTTGGTGGCATGGATAAAACTAATATTAATATTAGAGCTATAGTATTATCTGATAATATATTTAAGCTGGATGCTGTAACTAGTATATTTAGAGATACAGCAAGAAGTCTTGTGCCGTTAATATATGATAATCAAATGCCTTTTAATGCTTTAGGTAGCTGTACTGGAGATTGTTTTAATTATTTAGAATTAATAGCTAATAAACAAGCTGATTTTGAATATTTATACATAGATAATGTGAATATATCTAAAATAGATAATAGATTAAGTAATAGCTATAATAAGTTAAATCCTAATCTTTTCACAGCTTTTATTGATTTTGAACTAAGTCAAAATAGATATCCAAGGCTATAAAAAATAGATAAAATACAAAAAATCGTGTGTAATAAATAGAAACGGAGAAATACTAATATGCCTAGAAATAGAATAATTTATCAATCAGAAGCTCTTTATGCTGGCCCAGCACCCGCAACAGGTTTTCATTACGGAACATTTACCCCTGGAATCGGTGGAAGCACTAACGTACCAGAAGCAAACACTAATCTAGTTAACCAACTACAAAGAATTCAAACCGCTAATTATAGTTTTAATGTAGAACGCACAGATGTTAATCAATACGGTCAATTAGCAGCTATTGATCGAGTTATTTTGAATAGTCCAACTGTATCTCTTGATTTCAGTTATTTACTAGGAAACTTATCAAACGATAATATACTCGGCCTTACAATAGTTAGTGGCAATAGCGATTCTACAATTTCTGCTATATCTGGATTTTTAAATAAAACTTCTGATGAAAGAAATTACTTTATTCGCACAACTCCAGAAGGTACAGATACAGTAGGATTCACAAGCAACTCTTCTGGTGATAATGGAGTTATAGGTATTGGCAATGGAACAATAACCTCTTATTCAACAGAGGGATCTGTTGGTAATTTCCCAACAACAACCATAAATGTTGAAGGTTTAAATATGAACTTTCAAAAAGGAATTAGCGGTAATCTTGTGCCAGCAGTAAATCCTGTAAACGGATCTCCTTTACAAAATTATTATCAATTATCTCAAGCTACTCAAAATGTTGGACTTGGTAGCGGAAATGCAATTTCTGCTCTACGTCCAGGAGATATAACATTATCACTAACTAATACGTTAGCTAGCGGAGTAGATGTTAGCACCATGAATATTCAGAGCTATACTTTGAGCTTAGATTTGGGTCGTACTCCAATTCAAAGATTAGGTAACAAGTTTGCATTTACAAGAGAAATTGATTTCCCATTAACTGTTTCACTTAGCGTAGAAGCTCAAGTAACAGAAATGAACGCAGGTAATCTAGCAACTCTTGTAGCAGACGATAGCGCAACATTAACCCCATCTATCACAATTAAGAGTCCTACTGATTCTAGTTTGATTATGGCTAAATTCTTGCTCAAAGGCGCAAAACTAGATAGTCAAGAATACAGCACTGATATCGGAAGTAATAAATCTGTTACTCTTACATTTAGTTCTCAAATTGGCGGTCCTCAAGATACAAGTAACGGATTGTTTATTAACGGTCAATTCTAATAGACAGTAATATATATCACAAAATAACCCTCGCGTTCTGCGGGGGTTATTTTTTGTGTAATACCGTGTAAGGTTAAAAGGTTGGTTAAAAGGTAAAAGAATATGGAAAATGAAGCTTTAAAAGATATAACTCTTTTTCAGATAAAGAGAAAAATCACAAATATATACAAGAATTTCTTTTTTATTCTTGAAGATTTAGGTGATTCTGGCTATAATATAAATGATGAAACTTATCAAAAAATACGCAAAAGAGTCCTTGATAATGCTAATGACGCTTTCAGGGAAATAGAAGAAAGCTTTACTAGGTTAAATATAACATTAAAATGAAACTTAAAAAATTAAACCATAATTTTCCTATAGACGAGATAATCCAAGGAAATCTTTCTGTTCAAAGCATACAAAAAAGTTTAAAGGACAACTTTGGTATCTCAAAACCAACTTTAACAACATTTAAAAATTTAAATTTTATTAAAAATTATCAACACTGGGACGAAGACAAAAAACACAGATTTATTAAAACAATTGGTGGCGTAGTTTATTATGGCAAAGTTAAAAACTATCTAGACAACCTAATTAATACTAATGGAGAAAAAATATGAAAACAATGTTTGAATTTGACATCTATCACGAAAAAGAAATAGAAAAAGTAGATGTTTCTACAAATGAAAAAGGCGAAGAAGTAAAGGTTACTTCTAAAGTAAAAACAACTGTGCCAGTTAAATTAGGCATCAAAAAACCTACTAGAAGTTTATTTGATGAAGCAGAGTTATTTTATGGAGTTAGACTTTCAGAAGGTATTAAAGCTGGTCTATTAACTCGCGCTTTATTAGCTAAAAGATTTAATAATGATGGCGGAGTTTTAAGTGAAGAAGAACAGAAAGAATACAATGATCTTTACAATAAATTTTTTAATCTACAAACAGATTTTCAAAGTTTATCTTTAAAACAAGAAGCTATAAGAACAGAAGAAGAGAAAGCTAATCTTGCAAAAGTCATCGAAGAGATGACACAAGCAAGAGAAATGATTCAGAAATATGAGATGGCGCAAGCAAATCTATTTGAGCAAACCGCAGAGAATAGAGCTAGGAATAAGACTATCATGTGGTGGGTTCTTCAGCTTGGTTTAATCGAAGGTGAAGACAAAAAACTAAAAGACCTTTTTGGTCAAGGATCTTATGAAAGTAGGCTGCAAAAATATGATGATATTGAAGAATCTGAATTTGGTATTGAAAAAATTGCTCTTCAAAAATTATTATACTTGATCAGCTTCTGGTACGTAGGTAGAGCTGCAACCCAAGAAGAATTTTCTAAATTACTTGATGCAATCAACAAAGACAATAAAACAATGGAGAAATAATGATTGCAAGCGTCAGATAAAAATAAGATAAGGTTGCTGTTCGTTGATATCCTAAAAGGATACACAGAGACATATTATAGAAATAGCAAAGTTTATTTCAAGCACAATACAAGCTTTGATTCTGGTGATATAGATTCTAAAAAACAAGATTTTATTAGAAAAGCTCAAAAGAATGGATTACCTGCCGAAGAAGAGAAAGAAAAGTATTTGATATTAGAAAATTTATGGTCAAAAGAAAAGAACGATGAGATACAAAAAATAAAATCATACATCTCTAATCTTAAAACAACAAAATCAAAATTATTTAGAAATGAAGAAATAGAATCAATTAATAATCAAGTAAATGAACAAAATTTAAAATTAATAGAATTAATATCAGAAAGAAAAGAATTACTTGGTTTTACTGTGGAAGATTATGCTAATAAAAAAGTAAATGAATATTATATGTATAACTCTTTATACAAGGATAAGGATCTAAAAGATCGATTTTTCTCTGAGGATGAATTTGATGAATTAGAAAACAAAGATGTATCAGAAATAATAGAAATATACAATAACATGAGCAAAGACTTTTCTGAAAAAAATCTCAAAAAAGTAGCCTTATCGTCTTTTTATCTAAGTCTTTATAATATGTGCGAGGATAGTCCATATTATCTTTATGGCAAATCAGTGATACATCTTACATTCTATCAAATTGAAGTTTTTAGTTATTCTAGGTATTTTAGAAATGCCATCTCAGAAGCGAAGCACAAACCAGCAGATGAACTATATGAAGATCCAGAAAAACTAATTGATTGGTTAGAGAGTAGTAAAAATGCTGAAGAATTACTAAGCAAAAGTGATGGTAAAGAAAATAAAAAAGGTGAGGGCGTTATTGCGACTTCTATTGTGGGCGCTAAAAAAGAAGATCTTGAGAAAATTGGAGCAAACGAAAAGAGCGTTAGCTTGCATGATGAAGCGATCAAAAAGGGCGGCAGTTTGAGTATGGAAGATTTAATGAAATTACATGGAATCAAATAAGCAAAACTATCATATTTAAGTATATTTTGTGTAATTTACTGTAGTAAAGGAATAAGGCATGGCTAGGACTTCCGCTACAATTTCGGTAGGTGCAGATACTAGGCAACTTGAAAGAGATATTCAAAGGGCCCTAGGGCGTGATTTTAAATTCAAAGGATTGAATGAAAAGGCCTTTACTCAACCCCTAGGGCGAATTACTGGTGCATCTAATGAGTTCCAAAAATCACTAGACGCTTCAAATGCTCGTGTTATTGCGTTCGGAGCTAGTGCGGGCCTAATATATAGCGTAGAGAAGGCTTTCTCATCTTTGGTAAGAAGCACTATAGATGTGCAAAAATCATTAACTGATATTAATGTTATTTTAAATGTAAGTTCAAAATCTTTAGCGGCTTTTGGCGGTGGTTTATTTAATATCGCAAAAGACACCGCTCAGTCTTTTGATACGGTTGCTCAAGCTGCAACTGAATTTTCGCGTCAAGGTTTAGGTCTGGAAGAAACACTTAAAAGGACGAGGGATGCTCTTATATTAACTCGTCTAAGCGGCTTAGATACTGTGGCTTCAGTAGAAGCATTAACTGCAACAATTAATAGTTTTAGTGATGCGGCTTTAGACTCTACAACAATCATTAATAAATTGGCAAATGTTGATGCTGCATTTGCGGTGAGTTCTGCGGATCTGGCGGAAGCTATCAAAAGAGTTGGAAGTTCTGCTCAAGATGTGGGTGTTGATTTTGATGAATTATTAGGTATCGTTACCAGCGTCCAACAAACGACCGCTAGAGGTGGTGCTGTTATTGGTAACTCACTAAAAACAATATTCACAAGAATACAGAGAACAGAGACTTTAGATCAACTTGAACAATTAGGCATTCAAGTAAGGACTCTAGAAGGTAATACCCTGCCTGCAATTCAGATATTGTCTAATCTTGCTGGGACCTTTAGTGTTCTAGGAGATAGTCAAAGAGCGCAAGTTGCAGAAACTGTTGGTGGTATATTTCAGATTAATATTTTAAAAGCAGCTTTGGCGGATTTGGGTAAAGAGTATTCAGTTTACAATAGAGCTTTACAAACTTCTGCTGGAGCAACAGATCAAGCTATAACCAGAAACCAAGCTCTAAATGAAACTTTATCAGCGCTGATCAATCGTACGTTTGTTAATCTAACTCAGCTTGGTGCAGATTTTGGAAAAATATCTCTACAACCAACTTTTCAGGGTGGGCTTGAATTATTAAATAAAGGACTAGAGTCAATTTCTTCAGACTCTCAAGGAATAGGAAGTAAAATTGCTAAAGGAATATTTGAGGGTATAGGCACTTTTGTAAGTGGTCCAGGAGTAATACTTGTAACTGCTGTATTTGGCAAATTATTTTTAAACTTAGCTAAGTTTGCTGGAGAATCTCTAAAAGCTTTATTGAATTTAAATACTCAGTCGGAACAGCGAGCACAAATACAGGCCAAAATAAGTCAAGTGTTGTCGCAAGAACCCGCGCTTGTTCAGGCAATATTTAACAAACAAATAAGCGTATTAGACGTAGAAAATAAAATTTTAAATATTATCCGACAACAAACAATAGAAAGAGAAAAAGCCGCAAGTATTGCTACGGCAGTAGCTGGTGGATTAATAGGAAAAGGAGTCACTGCTAAAGGAGGAGTTTTAAAAGCTAAGAGCGGAGGATTTATTCCAAATTTCGCAATGAGCGAAATATTTGGTGCATTAGCTGGAGGCTATAATCCAGGCAGCATAAAAAGAATGAATATTCCTGGTGAAGGACCAGTAACCTATAACTCGGCAGAAACAGTTAAAAGATTTCCTGGAATGAGTCAGCCAGCAATTATGCCTCCTCAAGGAAGCATGGCTGGAAAAAATTATCAAAATGAATTTGAATCTAAATTAGGATTTAATCCATATGCAAGCGCTGGATTTGTTCCAAATTTTAATATATATCAAAGATTACTTGGTGGAATACAAAATAGAGAAAGAGGAATAGATTCTTCGATATTAAAAGCCCAAAGAGAAGGTAAACTAACTCAAACTCAAGTAGATCAGTTAAATGCAGCAAAAACTACAGTAAGAGGGTCTATAGCTCCGTCGTTATTAGCAAAGCAAGGTTCTGGAGCAGAAACAAGAGAGTTCGATGGATCTACTTTAGGAGTACTCTCTTTAAGGGGCAGAAGTGGGGATATCACTACTTCTACCAAATTAGCTCAATTACCTATGTTTTCTAACGCTATTAAGAATGATCCGTCAGTTGCTCAAAAAACAGTTAGATTTAGCGGTGTCCAAGTCCGAAGCTTGGATTCCTTAGATAAGCAAAAACCAAATGAATTTATTAGGTTACTAACAGAAAAACTTTTACCGCCACTTGCAGATGTTGCGACTAAATTTGTTGGTGGGGCTTTAGGAAACCAAGGCGATGGGGTAAATACTATTTTAGGCAACATTAAAGCTGGAAAAAGTTTTCTTCCTCCTGGAGCAATAGGAGATCTATTTGAGACAGTAATTAAAATTGCAACAAAAAATCCTAAACAATTTTTGCAATCAGTTGATGATGATTTTAGAAGACCATTTGATTTTGAAGAGAGTGGCGCTGCAAGTGGTCAATTTAAAACTAGGTTTGGATTTAGATCAAGTTTAATTAAAGCTGATGCAAAATTAACATCCGATAATGAAGCAATAAGGTCAATAATTAAAAAAGCATACAATTCAAGGTTGGGTCCACTTCCGTTTAGTGAGCTACTAAACACAGGTACACAAAAAACTTCATCCGCAAAAAGAAAATCTAAGGGCTTTATACCCAATTTTTCAGCACTTAACGACGCTATAGATCGAGAGCTTACAGCAGGAGTATCTTCTTCAAAAGTAAGAATAGGTAAAGATTCTAGATTAACTTCTGCTTATAATCCTCTTGGTTTAGGAGTCTACAACACAAAAGATGAGCCTCTTGGTTTGGGTCAAGGAGTGTCTAGAGCGGGTAATGGAGCCAAAACAGCAGGAGCAGCATCTGGATTTATTCCAAATTTCGTAAATATGCCATCAACATTTATGGGCGATCCAAAAGCATTGCAATATCAAATAGGTGTATTGGCGGAAACACAAAATAGATCAACAAAACAACTTATTAAAGATTTCAGAGAATTAAGTAGAGAAACAAAAAATGCTTCTAAAGGATTTGAAAAATTTGGTGGCGCTGCCCTAGCTTTTAGTTTTGGTTTACCAATAATTTTACAAACTTTATCTCAATTTAGCTCCAATGAAGATATTAAAACTCAAGCTGCTATTAATGGAATAAGTACAGCAGTAAGTATGATAGGAACTGGCGCATTTGTAGGAGCTGGTATGGGGGCAAGGGGTGGTATTTATGGTGCGGCTGCAGGAGCAGTTGTCGGTGGCGGAATAGCTACTTATCAATTTATTAATGCTTTAAAAGCAGAAGATCTAAACAACCTTCGGAAAAATTTGCAATTTCTTCAAGACGAATTTCAATCTTCACAATCTTCTTTACAAAAAGTTATTCCTCTTATTGAAGAGTATAAGAGAGTCCAAGCTTCTGCTGCTGACGAGCAAACAAAAGCTTTTAATTTAGAAAAAATTGTAAATGAAATTTCTACTGGTCTTGGTCCTCTTGGAGAAGAGACAGTAAATAAAGTATTAGAAGCATTTAAAAATGCAGATTACGATGGTATTAGTTTGATTATTAATAAAAAATTAGCTGAAAGTAGCGCTCAACTTTCAAATGAAGGAGTTAAAATTTTGTTAGAAGAATTTAAAACCAAGGGGAAAATAGAAGATCCTAAAACAGCTAAAGTTATAGGAAAAAGTTTATTATCTCTTCAAACGTCTACTGGAGAATCTGTAATAAGAAAATTAGCTCAGACAGAAGAAGGCAAGCAAAAAATAGATGTTGTTAGTAAAAATTTAGAAAAACTTCAAAAAGAAAGAAATGATTTACTTAAAAATCAACAACAAGCAATAGATAATATTTCGGGTCAAGTTCCAGAATTAAGAGCTAGTTTAGCTCAAAAGCCACCAACTGGAACATTACAGGATCTTCAAGAAAGATTGAGTACAATCGTAGCTGGTGCTTCAGCTGAAATTAAAGCTGATCCACTTGCATTTTTTGGAATTAGAAAAGGTGACTCTGAAAAATTATCAAAACTCCAAACAGAATTAAACACTAATTTATCTGATATCTTAAGCACTATTGAACCTCTTTACCAAGACGCAGAAGAAACAAGAGTAAAGTTTGCTGAATGGAAAATTGCTTCGGGTAGCACAGCTTTAAATCAAGAAGCTAGTTCAGCTCTTATTGATCAAATTGTAAAAGATTTAAGATCTCAAGGAGTTACCACAGAAAAAATTGATAAGATTCTCAGAGTTAGTGCGATTACTAGCATAGAGGAGTATGTTCAAGCTTTTAGAAATAATACATTAACATTAAGAAAAGCCGATAAATTTGTTAAAAATACTTTATTTAAGAGACTTCAAGATCCTTTGGAAATTTTAGGCAAAGAACAAGGTGCATTAATACAAAATATTGGAACAGATATATTAACGCCATCTAGAAGAAATCGAGTATATGATGAAATAGATAAAGCAACAGAGAAGCTTAGATCTCAATTAAATAATGAAATAATTAGAAGAGAAAGATTAGATGCCCAGCTCGCAAATAAAGAAATAACAGAAGAGCAGTATCAAAAAGATATAGAAAAAACAATTATTACCGAAGATCAATACAGAAAAAGATTAGAAGCTCTTCGCGAAAAGATATTATTAGATCAAAGAAGAGCTGGAGGAATATTTGCCGAAGACTTTAGAGGAGGAAGACAAGAAGCAAGAGAGGCTAGAATTCTTGGTCAACAAACTCAATTAGAAGATTTTCCCGCTGCATTTTTTGATGAATTTGATTTTAGAACAGAAGATTCATATAGACAAGCTCAACTTGGAGCAGCAGATACAGCAAGAACAATTAAAAGTGAATTTAATAATGCCTTCTTATCTTTTGCCAATGGAACAGAAACCGCTAGTGACGCTTTTACAAAAATGGCTCTTAATATAAGTGATAGAATACAACAATTAGCATTAGACTTTGCAACAAATCAAATTTTTGGTTCCCTTTTTGGTAGCACTAGCAATATCTTTGGTGGCGGTAGTGGAATTGGAGATTTCTTCGGCGGTCTATTCAAATCAAAAGGTGGAATAATCAAGGGATATTCTTCTGGTGGAAATGTAACTGGTGGATCAGGCACAAAAGATGATGTTCCTGCTATGTTAAGTGCTGGAGAATATGTTGTAAGAAAAAGCGCTGTTAATAAATATGGCCCAGAATATTTGCAAATGTTAAATGAAGGAAAAGTTCAAAAACGCTTTATTGGTGGCGCGTTGTTATCTCCTGCACTGGGAATTACAGCAGGAGCATTAGCTCAAAGTGCACAAGCTAACCCTACAGGCCCAGCGGCTACCATGCTTCAGGGTGGATTTTTCAATAAAATTGCTGGTTTTATGAACGCAAAAGTTACAAACCCAGGAATTCAAACTATATCTAATGCTATAACTCCAGCTCTTACGAGTCGAAAATCTATGACGAGTATGATGGGTACAAGTCAACAATCTATGAAAGCAGCCCCTGGACAATCAGGACGAATAAACCCGCGCGAATACGAAAAATTTGCTGGTGGAGGAGAAGTAGGATTTTTAGGAAAAAATTTCTATAAATATAATGATCCTCTTTACCCAACTGGTGGAGAATCTGTAATAAGTGAAAATCTAAGCCTTCTAGCTACTTTAGATGAAGATAATCCTCAAAATGCAATAAGAAAAGAAAGAGAAACGACTTTATTTAATTATTTAATATATTTAAAAGATTTAAAGGAAAGAAATGAAGAAGCTTATAAAGAAAATCAAAGATTAAACAAAGAAATCAGAGACAATTATAATAGTCAACAAAAGCAGAAGCAAACAGGAGCGCTTATAGGATTTGGTTTAGGAGTAGCGGGCGCTTTTGCTCCAGGATTTATGCCTGGCGGCAAAGACTCTTTCTTTGGTAAATCTTCTACTCCAAACATGCCCTTGCGTAAACCGTACACTCCTCCATCTCAGAATAATAATTATCCGCCTGATGCAAGAGGAAGATTAAAATTAGGTAAGGCTAACGGAGGACAAATTAAAAAATTTGCAGCAGGAGGATCAAGTGTAGATGATATACCCGCCTTACTTATGGACGGAGAATTTGTAATAAAAAAAGATATTGTAAGCATGTATGGCAAGCAATTTTTTGATGATCTCAACAGGGGGAGAATTAAAAAATTTGCTGAAGGAGGTCCTGTTGGAAATTCAACTTCTTCTTCTTCCTCTTCAGTTCCAGAATCAAATCCTTCCGCCTACTCGCCAGTAAATAACATTAATATAACTGTTAATGTAGCAAAAGAACAATCACAAGTCGTATCTCAAAATGAAAACAGTTCTGGATCAGAAGAGGATGGAAAAGAAGAAACAGTTAAAAATAAAGAACTTGCAGAAAAAATAAAAGGTCAAGTAATTCGAGTGCTAACAGAGCAACAAAGGCCTGGTGGAATGCTAAGCAGCAGCGTATATAAGAAAAGATAAAATTAGATTATAAATTTTGCAGAAAAATTTATTAGATCTTTTTCAGATAAAATTTGATTTTTTTGTAAATTTTGATTTAAAGATAAAAAGTTCTTTAATTTTTCTAACGGATATTTGTATTCAAAAAGAAAAGTAATATATTCTCTATCGTTTGAAAGAGTTTTGTATTTTTCTATATATTTTAAATTTGCGCTCGATTCAACATAAAATTTTTCTTTTTCAAAAAAATTCGTAATAAATTCTATGTACAGGAAACATTCTGTTTCATTCTCTTTAATTTCTAAAATTTTAACGTCTTTAATATTTCTAGATTGGAAATAATCTAAATCCATATTAATATCTACATATTTAGTTTGGCTTTGATTGTAATACCCAAGATGATCTTTTTCTATGTTATAACTATTATCTATTACGTCATCAGAATTTATATCTTCTGATAAACAAATCATTTTATTTTTCAGATCTTTATTTAAAATTGGATAATAATTCTCAAAATTAACATCTCCAATCTGTATTTTATCAATAGAGCTACTTAAACTTTCTTCGTTAAATAGGTATAAGTAATTTTGAAAAAATACTAATGTTTCGTAATTTATTGATTGTTTGTATATTTTTCCAATATTTATAATTTGTTTTTCAAAATTTTCTCTTAAAAAAGTGTTTATATCTTCTTCTTTTTCTCTATCTTTTAAAAATTTATACATTTCTGATTGCCATTTTTTTAGAGGTAAAATTTTAATATTTATATTCTCTGATATTTCGACTATATTAGATTCTATAAAAGGAACGGTAAGTAAGGTCGTAAAATTATTATTATCTAACCATTTTGAGGCAACGTTTTCAATAAATAGATTTTTAAGTTGAAGATTTTTTTCTACATGATTAGATAAGGTTGATAAGATTAAATATGAGTAGATTCCTTTTGATTCTGCGTATTCTTTATTTGACAACATTTTTATACTTAAAAAATCATCACTTCTATATATTCTATTAAATAAAATATTTTTATCTATGTCTTCTAACATTTCGTATTCAACATCTAAATTGAAATGCTGTTTGTCTTGATTATCGTATAATACACTAAAGTTTATATGTTTATAGAAACCAATTTTTTTATTATTTTCTTTGTATTTATTAAAATTATTTTCAAAAGGATAATCAAAGCTTGAATTAACTTGATTTTTATCCTCACTCCGATTATATTTAAGTTTTTTAGAGTTATTTTCTGAAGAAAAAGTTTTGTAGTTTGCGATCATATGATTATTTAAATTTAAAAACCTATCAATAATTAAATCTTTATCTTTCAGAGTCACGCTAAAAGACGGAGGAATACTACTTTTTGATAAAGTACCCAAAGAGTTTAATATGGTCTTCCATTCAAGTTTTATATTAATATTGTTATTTTTCATTTTATTATAATAAATTTACTCCAGATATCGTGACGCTATCTAGTGGAGCTTGGTTTATGAAATTAAACTTCTTTTCTACGTAACTAGATCTCTCATTCAAGAAATTTGAAGCATATACTCTAAAGGAATATACACCCGTATAAAGTGGGGTAACAAACGGAGGTATGGTGCCATTTTCCCAGTTTGTGCCATTTAATCCATTTTGTAATACTTCCGTAAACGAAAGGGTCTTTTCTAAAAATTGATTGTCTATTCCATCTCCATCAAAATTACCAGATTTTACATATACGGTATATAAAGAAACATATTCCGTATCTCCTGTTGGTAAAATTTGATATATAATACTGTTTATTCCACTTTGATTTTGTTGATAAGGGATGCTTGGACTACCTGTTGGAGCGTAATTATTGCCACCGTATCCTGATTTGGGTAGATCTCTAAATAAACCAGTTAAAAATAAGTTTGGTGGTGGAGGTATTCCTGGTTTTATCGGTTTATCTATTAGAGTAGCTGAATTATCAATGTTAAAATATTTTTGTTCATTATACATCAGCGCAGAAATACTAAAGTTGTTGTTTTCATTTTCTTTGATCGATAAAACTCTGTATTTTTGAGGTTTATCTAAAAATGGCTCTAGGTAATATCCTGGATAAACGCCTAATGATGGATTATTAATCTCGGATCGAGCATTTAAAACTCCATTAAAACTTGATTGATCAATTTCTATAATCCAATTAGTATTATTTAATAGATTATAATTAATTGAATCTAAGGGTTGTGGCAAGTTTAATCTTATGTAATCTTTATAAATTCCAGACCCACTTGTTAAAAAGCTCGATGGATTATTTATATTTATGTCTTGAATATGAGCGCGTTTTATAAATTCACTGTTAATACCGCTTATTCCATCAGATTTAATATCTGAAAATCCTGTAGAGTATAGATTTGCTAGGTCCGTACCGATTTGTAAATTATAAGTAGGAGTTATAATTTGAAATTTAAAAGATTCATTAATTCCAGTTAAAATATTTAAATTATATTGATTATAATCTAAATCTAAAACAGCGTGATTTGCGCTTAACTCTAATGTCCTACCCGCATATATTTTGTTTCTTCTATTTTGATCATATACAGAGATTACATCTCCAGGCTTTATATAATACCCTTCGAGTCCTACTCTGAAATCTACCATTTCTGTATCTTCGTTATCAGTAACTAACAACCATTTTCCTATTCTTCTCGCTTGAGTTTTAGATGTGCATCCAAATGCGCTAATTTCTTTCTCTCTTATTCCATGTTTTAATATTCCTTGTCTATCTTCAACATATTCGATTGCAGGTTTGTAATTATCATTCTTATCATTATACCTTACTAGTACCGTAGTACTTCTTGCTCTCCTTGAAGCGTCTGAATAAATAAATTCGCCGCCTATTACATTACTATTATTAAAAATATATATTGGTTTTTTTGGAGAATCTTGCGATGTTAATATTTGGCCAGCTGAATAGTATATAATGCCGCGAAAAATACTAGCCATATCGTTTAAAATTTTGTAAGCCTCTTCTCTAGTATTTATATACAAATTACAAGTAAATCTTGGCTCTAAGCCTCCGATTCCATTTGATACGAGCTCATCGCAATATTTAGAAATTTCATATAACGTCCATTTGTCCGTAAGATCTTTATCGATATATTTTCCAAGACCATATCTATTGTTCGTGATCATATCATAAAAGCACCAAGCTGGATTGTCTGTCCAAGCTAATTTAAATTTTCCATTCCAGGCACCATCATAAGTTTTCGTAATAGGATTATAGTTTATAGGAATCTTTACTTTTAATAAACGAAGATTATAAGACCTCTCAGGAATTGCACTAAAATATCTTGCGTCAAATCTAGAATATATTATTGCACAGCCTGGATGAACGAATCGATCAGAATATATTTCTGATATAGAATCTATTTGTGTCGTTGTTTGAAGTGTACTTCCTCCGCCTTCTAGAGTATTTTTTGTTAGTGTAATTGCCCAACCAATTTGATTTTTAAATAAACTAAAGTTTGGAAAATTTTCTGCGTATGGTCTCAGATTTATATGATATGTAAATACATTTGGAGAACTTTGGACTTTTCCCTCTACAAAAACTAAATCATTAGAATAAGCCGAAGCGGTATGCGGAGAATATTTAGATGTATCTAACGCCACTAAAGTATTGTCGTTTAAAACTCTAAAAATTTCGATCTCTACTTCTACTTCTTGAAATTCTACGTCCCCTGCTGTTTCTGTTCCGTCTAAAATTTGTTCAAATAAAGTCAAAACTTTTATATTCACTTCTATTGAACTTAAGTCTGTGTTGTATATATAATATGTTTTAGGGTATCTTATCTTTGTATTTGTATCTGAAAGATATGCTCCATACAATCTCTCTCCAATTGATCTTGTCGTGGTTGTTTCTAGAGGAATTTTAAATTTATCAACTTGTGAACCGTAATAATCATATCTATCTTCGTATAAATATATTTTAGGATTAAATACTGTATGTTCGTTATTATTTTCTCCATACGTGTATCTATAATTAACATATTGAAAATTAAAAAATCCCTTGACATCTGATACAGGAGTATTATTCCAATATATTGATGGAGATTCTAAACTAGAATTTAAGTTAGAAAATGGCGTAAAAGTTGCACTTGAATAACCTATACTTCCAGTTGTTTTATTTTCAAATCCGTAAGAATACTGTCCTGTGACAAAACCTTCAATAGGACCCTCGCAGACAAGATCTGCGGTAGCGATAGTATTGACCGATGTAAAGGCTCTTTGATTGTTTACGGTAGCGCTGGCAGGTGGATGTTCTACAAAAATTGATTTTAAATTTGGAGAACTTGGAGATATCGCTGATGCTGTAAATCCTGGTCCATTATTTCCACCATTTTCTTGAAATTTGTATATATCTGCATCGTTTAATGTCCTTATACTCGTCCAATAGGCATCAAATCCGCTTGGTCCATAACCATAGCCTCTGGTTTTCGAGGTAGAATACGGTATGCTTGAAGTATCTCCACCTTGAAATGAAAATGCTAATGCGCCAGGCCTGTCTTGAGCGGTGCTTTCTGGGAAGTTATAGCCACAGTAAGTAAACCCTATATTAAATGTATTTAATACGTTTCTAAAACCTTCTGCATATTTATTAGGACTATTTGCCATAAAGATTATATTTCCGAAGTACTAGGATTTTGACTTATTAAGAATCCTCTATTATTAAAAATATATGCTGGAGTTGCGTATAGAGATACTTGTTTTGTGGTTGAATTGACAGCTGATTTTGATGCATTTACATTATAACTAAAATTACTCATAATATTATGCCCGCCAATTATAAGTTCACCGTATCCAACTGGGACTGGCCCACCTTCTCCAACAGTATTGTTGGGACCATTAAATAGATAAGAACTTGGTCCACCAGCACTACCGTCTATAGCGTCGGCTTGCTGAGCAGTAAAAGGTATATTTGGAGGAGGTTTAGATAGTAATGAACTTACTCCAGCCGCAATTAAACCGATTCCAGCAAATAAGAGTCCAGGTACAGCAAAAGCTAAGACAGGAGCAACAAAAGGTACAAAGATTGCTGCCGCAATCGAAACAGCACCCAGAAAAATTCCGGCTGCCTTTGACCAAAAATCGCTGCCAATAATCTCTGGTATAATATCTATTGTGTCTACTTTTTCTGATATGTCTAAGAAAAATTCTGAATTTTTAAAATCTTCAATAGTTTCAAATTTGGGTACTTCATTAAATAAATTTTCTTTATTAACTAGAATTTGGTATTCAAATTCTTCTTTATTTTCTAAAAGAAAATTTCTCAACTTACCTGTGTTTGCCTCTATTGCTCTAAGAGCTTCAGAAACGCTAACAACATCTAAATCCCAAAATTCTCCAACTTCTTGACCTAATTTACCATGAATATTTACTTTAATCATATGTTTCTCCTGGATAATAAAAATTAAATTCATCCACACCAACGCAATATAATATAAAAGGTATTAAAATTGCATTAGAAGTTTGTATATCTAATTTAGAAAAATTTTTAACTTTACTTGGGTGACTATGATAGATATATTGTATTTTTTTATATTTACTTTTTGCTTTTAAAAAATCCAGTGGATCAATTTTAAAATTTTCTTTAGGCTCAAAAGATATATTTTTTACTGGGATACATAAATTTTTATTGTTATTTTCTATGACAAATCCGCATGTCTCATTGGGTAAATCTATAAAAGATTTATTTTTTATAAAATTGAGTATATCGTTGCTTATCATGACGGTTTTACCGCAGCAGGAAATCCACCGAAAGGTAAATACCCATTTAAGTAATTACCTTCATAATCTTTGGGAATACCATGCGCTTGTTCAGATATTGGATTTTCTGCTCCAGGCCTTCTAGGAAAATAAACTGGAGTTCCATTTATTCCCGTTAACCATTGAGAATTAACTTCGTTTGCAGTATATTGTACTGCTCCAGGTTTTGCTGCATAGATTGTTGAGTTTGCCCTTTGTTGAGCAAAAATTCTACTAATTGTTTGATCGTAAGTTTCTCCATTTCTATCCGTGGGCCAAATTACAGGTTTAAATGCTGGGTTCTTTAACCATCTTAATCTGCAAGAATTTACATTTTTTGCACATGTATCTGAAATCCAATAGTTAGTGTTTGGTGGGTAATTAAACTCGTCTGCAGAATGATTATTAATACAGACAAAATAATATTTTAATTTATCTTTTTCAATAAAAACAAAATCTCCAGAAACGTAATTAGCGGTATTTTGCCAGAGTCCAGAATTACCTAAGCCGTTAGTAATTCTGGCTGCAGCTGATACTGCAGCTGGCCCTTTAGAAAAAATACCTCCAATAAATAATTGGTCATTTTCTGTCGCTACTGGAGGTGCAGATTGTAAACCGCGAATTGTGGCGTAATTATTTTCAATACCAGCGTAACAGCCACTATGTTTTTCTGTTAGTCTTGAATTGTACTCATAGCAACAATTTTCTCCTCTGTATTGAAAGTTACATTTTTTTGCTAGTATCGTCCTAGCGGGAAGAACTATATTTTCTATGTCGAGTACAGAGGCTAATTGATACTCTACCATGACTTTATTTTCTGTAGTTTTTCTGTCTATATAATAGATTTCTTTTGGTAGCTCAACTTCATATATGCTGGATTGAGCATTAAATATGTTTGTTCCTCCTTGAAAATTTTCACCTTTTAAATATTTAACAAAAGTTTTTATTCTAGTGAACTTCGCCCCAACTATATCACCTAAAGATTCAATTTGCATTCTAATGTATTTATAAAAAGAGTTTAAAGATTTATCTGGACTAAAGTTACCCATTGCAAGTCTAGGTGTTGGAAGAGTGCCTGCGCTTGTATAATCAAATCCATCTGCTACTATTGGAAATGGATAATAAAAATTATTTTTCCATTTTATTGCAGCGGATGGGTTATTACTAATGTTGTATAAGAAATATTCATTGTATAGCCTTAATACTCCTCCATTCAACGGCTGCTCTCCCGTATTATTAAAGTTTTTCAAATTTGGCGATATTTCTGAAAGATCTATCTCATAGAAACTTATTGGTGTCGATGGTGTTAAAGAAGTTAGGTTTGAATTTATATCTTTGGAGCCACTTACGATTAAATTGTATATCTCAGAAGATGTGCTCATATTTATTAAACAGGTACCTCTAGAAGGGTAGTTTGAATAATGTGCATATCATACGATATATATGAAGCCGTCCAATTTATAGAAATATATCTTGTGTCAATTTTATCATTTGATTTTTTATATATGGTTGGAGGATTATAAATAAAAGACTCTACACCCGCTCTTTCTTTTAAAAAATGCAAGATTGAAACTGTTTCATTTTCAGATCTGCCTTCAAAGTTTAAAGTAAATTTTGCAAGAGTTGAGTTTATTCCGTCAGAAATTCTTTGTTGATAACCATTCCCAAATTGAGAAACTGTAATTTGAGGACTAATTTCTATTGATGCATTATATGATGGTTTCCACCAAAAATTAGGGACTAAAATTCCGTTCAAAGAAATATATCCCTCCCAATGAACTTGTAGATTCGCAAGGGTTATTGGGTTATTAGAAACATTAGAATCTTTAATTGAATAATAGAAACGATCGTCACTACCTTTCACAATATCATACTTTTTATAAGTAGTTAAATTGCTCCAGTAGGAAACTGTATCGTGAATACTTGCCATATACCTTTTACCTCTAATAATTTACACTTAAAATATAGTGTAATCATGTTTAATGTTTAACGTATATTCTATAGAAAACCAAAACTTTTATTTAAATAACTCTCTTATTTCTGGAATTGAAGACTTGAGTATATCTTACGGTAATAATATTAATCCTTATCTATCTATAGATAGCAATGACATGAATTACTTTGTTTCTGCTCCAATTATAGCTAATTTGGATTTAAATTACGTTTTGAGCTCGAATGACCCTTTTATATCCTATACAGGCAGTAATTCCTTCTCTGGAAAAATCGAGTACGGGAACAAATTTTTTACATTTTCTAGCGGATATTTGAATAATTACTCTATAGAATATAGATTAAACGAATACCCAAAAGTCAACGTAAAAACTTTATTATTAGGAGAATTAGGAAACACTTCTGGATCTTTTAACTTTAATCCAAAACCAATAAATGATTTCGATATAAGTGATGGCTGCTATGTCGACCTAAATTTAAATGAAGCGAACTCTAATAGGTTAGAATCATTCGGATTAAATATAAATATAAATAGGGTTCCAATCTACACTATTGGTAATTATTTACCAGATGCTGTTATCATTAAATATCCTATAAATATAAGTTTAAATTTTGAATTTTCAATGAGTGATTATGATCAAGAAAAAGTAACTAATATATTTAAATCTATATCAAGTAGAGACTTTAGTGTTAATTTTAGAAAATATAACACTAATCAGTCTTTGTTAAAGATAAATTTGGCTAATTTAATTAATAATAATACTCAATTATCGTATTCAATAAATAATGATGCTAAATTAACCTTAAGCTTTGATACATATATATTGAGTGGTAGTTTATAAAATTTAGAAATATATGAAGTATTGATATATAATAAATTATATGACATTTCAAGAACTCCTCAATTCGCCAGTATTTTTTAATACTTTTATCAAAAATGATACATTTTTCAACTCTTTAAAAGACAAGTTTCCAGAAATCTTAGCAGACCTTACTAGCTCCAGAAACAATCCAAATTGCTCTTGCAAAAATAGAGTAAAAGCTCATCTTCAAGGGAAACTTACTACTGAGCAAGATTATTTCAATAATCTTATCAATAATGAAGAAGTTAAGAAATCAACACAAGAAAAAGCTGAAGAAATTAAAAATTCTCAAGCACCAACTAACCCAATGGAGAACCATATGCAAATGATGCAACAAAACATGTTTAGAAATAGCGGCGGAAGAGTATTCGAAATCGGCAAGACAGAAGAAGATTGGAAAAATCTTGCTAAAAAATTAACTGAAGAAAAGATACTTTTTAAGTCTTTCTCAATAGTAGAAAAATCAGATAAACTAGTTGTTTATTTTATTTAAATGTTTTATCAATTCTTAGCGTATTTGTTTGTTTGCTTGGGAGTGACTTATGCTTGGAGCGATACTGAGATTGCTAGACCTTTTAGAAATTTTATAGCTAAGATTCCTTATATTCATAAACCTTTGCTTTGTCATGAATGTTCTAGTTTTTGGATATCTTTAGGTGTTAGTTTTTTTATTAATCCTTTTGATTTATTAATTTATTCTTACTTTAGTAATATATTAAGCGCTTTTTGTGGATTTTTTATTAATCTTTATTTTGTAAGAAACCAATTAGTAAAGTATAAAGATTATTAATCTTTAATTTTTTTAATTCGATCTATTAATTCAAACAACTTAACTTTGGGTATATCTGAGATAGAGTTTAAATTTTCTGCATTATCAAAATTATCTTTAATTAATCTTTTCTTAAGCGCTTCAAAATTAACATTCTTTTCTTTCATGACTTTTTCAAGTAATGATTGGGGAGAAGTTGGATTTTCATTTACAGAAGAAGAGTCATCGAGAAGTTTTGCATCTCCAAGTTCTTCTTGAGAAACAATATTAATCTTCAAAAAATTACGAACACAACGCACAAACGCTCTATTCTCGGCAATTGCAGCCAAGAAGAATCTGGCAAAGCTCTTTGTATTATTTAAAGTGGCATCAGCAAGAGATTCAAAAATCACCTCTTTTCCACCAGTTTCATAATTTGGCAACCAAGTAATCCTACAACTCGTTGCAAAATAATTTTCAGAAGCTGCAACAACTTTATATTCAACACTAGTATAGCCCCTAATTTGAGCTAGTTCTTTAATTCCGCCTAAAAGTATAAGAAGATCTTTATCTTGAAGTTTTGAAACATCTGTTTCTTGAGTTTTTTGCCTATTAGGTACAAGATGTTCAACTTTAACCATTTTACGCCAATTGATTGTACCATCATCATTAAATACATAATTTAAAGTTTGATCTTCAATAAGACCATAATTATTTCTAGTTACTAGCTTTGGAGGAGTAACTTGAAGCATTGGTGTCGCAGTATTTTCAATTTGAATGTCTGATCCTTTATTCACAACATTGAACAACTCTGAACTACCAATTGAAACTGTATTTTCTTCTGATTTGATTTTAGGGCTCATTTAGTAATGATACTACAGATTGTATATTAAGTCAACTTAAAAATATAAAAATTATCAGCTTCTTTCCAAAAATCAGGATGATCCACTACTTTATCTCCTGTTTTATTTAACCAATCATATTTTGATCTAAACTGACCTTTTGAAGTATGCAGTATTCTAGAAGAGTTATAGTAAAGATTATCAATCTCTTTTACGCTAGTGTCTTGTTTACTCTTATGGTTTCTGTTTATAATTAAGTTATAATCCATATAATTTAATTTATACTTACTAAGCTCGTCATCCTTCAAGAAAGATAGTAATACATAGTTTATTGAATTATTCTTTAACGTTTTAACAAAGTTTACATCATTATCATGGTCTATAATGTAAATTAATTGGATAATATTACTTTTGTACTTTTTAAGTATATCTTTTTTAATGGGTTTATCTGTGAAAATTATGGATTTTTTAATTGATAATACTTTTTCAAGAACTTTTTCGTTGAAAAGATAATCCATTCTTATGATAGGATTTTCTATTGGAATTGAATTTACGTCTATCTCATCGTCTAATATAACTTCAAAACTCCTATTATTAAAATCTGGTCCAATATGTATAGTTTCTGGTAATTTAGAATGGCTTATATTTAATAAATCCAAAATCCCTTTAGCAATTTCTTCTGGTTTTATGGTATCTATTGATTTAGGGTTTTCTACTTGAGAGTATGATGGTTTTTTATTTCCAATTTTTTCGTACCCTTTTAGTAGTATATGTTTATTTTTATTTCCAAAATGAGGACCAGCAACATCGGGATTGCTTATGCTGTAAATTGAAACTATGGGCTTATCAAAATAAGAAGCTAAATGAACAGAAAGACTATCAGCGCCAAAGTGTAAAATACTATTTTCAATAACATAAGCTAATTGATTTAGAGTCGTTTGGCCAACGATATTAATTACTCCATTTAAAACTTTTTCGTCTTTTATACCAACTTGTAATATATGAATGTTTTCTTTTAATAAAGGAGCATGAATCAATCCAATTACTTCTTGCCAATAAGAATAATTTCTAGAGTCATAAGGAGTTTGAGCTTGAAAAGTTATATACTTTTGTAAGGGCAAAGGAAAAAATTTAGTATAGATAAAAGGTTTGTCAATTTTTGAACCAGTATTAGTTGCGTATGTATCTAAAAGTCTCACTCTTTTATTGTATCCTACTTGAGTTCAAAATCTATTTTATCTAAGCCATTGTGAAGATAATTTAAATTTCTTTGAGTGCAGGTATAAGGTAAATAAGCGATATCAAAGTATCCATTGTGTTGACTATTTCCTTCTAACCAAATTAAGTTATCCATCATAGGATTATATTCTATCCATCTATGAACATAAGGATTACCATCTAGTATGTCTTTATACTGCGGTTTTGTAGCCACATACAAGCTATAGTCTGGATATCTATTTTTAATAGATTTAAATAAAGCAGTACTTAAGAATATGTCTCCTGCGCTTTCTGGCATAACATATATAACTCTACCTTTATCTTTTTCATCAAGTAGATCTTCAAATTTTACTTGTTTTTTATTTTCATTTTCTTTCAAGGCTACATTTCTGAAATAATTTTCTACATCTTGTCTTTTTGCTCCTTTAGATAATTCTTGCATCCAATATTTATGCCCAGAATCATTACTATCGATATTTTTCATTTTTAAAATATTATGATACAGCTCAATCAACCAGACTGCATCATCTTTAATCTCTGGCATTTGATAATAAGGATCTTTTTTATCCTCTGGGTTTTCTTTTATTTTTTCCCAATCAGCAAAAGGTTGAGAATCGATAAAATCTTCTAGAGTTTTACCTATGTTTTTTACTGCAAAATTATCAATTGTCCATTCTCTAGCTTTTTTACCCAACTCTCTTCTTTTATATTCGGGCATTTTAAATACAATGTTAATTTGTTTGGCTATAGATTCTGGAGTTGTAGAAGCTTTAATAAATTCTGTTCCGTGTTCTCTATATTCTGTCCATTCCAGAGGTAATGAACCTGCTTGTGACTCACACATTTCTTCTCCACAAGAATAATTAGTAACTAGCGTAATTAATTCTGTTAATTTTGCTTCTTGAATGGGTATCTCTTGACCTCCGCTTGTGAAAGGATGACAGTATGTATCCATAAAATTGTATACCTCGTTTAATTGAGACTCTGTAACTCCTAATCCTACATTCGTTGTTGTCTGACTCTTTTCTGCTCCACAATATTTACAGTTTAAATCTTGACCAGTAAAGGGTTTAATTTCGTATTGACCACAGTTTTTACATATATATGTCGTTAATACTTCTTGAGGATTTACTCCGATCTCTGAAGCTAACTTATGTATGTTCCAACCTTCTCCCCAATGTGTATGAAACAATAAATAAGTATTCTCAATTCCTGGATTTTCCTTTTTCCATAAAGCGTAACCTTGCAAAAGATTAGGAACGCTTTTTCTTAACTGATTTCTAAACACGAATCCGATAATAAAAGCATTTTCTGGAAGATTGTTCTTTCTGCGAAGTTCTTTTCTGTCAAAATCTGATAATCTATAAAAATCTTTATCTTCTAAGCACCCGTGAACTGTTTTTATATGACTATAACCAAGTTTATGCAGAGCTTTTGTTGCAAAATTGCTCCAGATCCAATAGTTTTTTATCTTGGTTGCATTTGTAATAGCAGATTGAAGTATAGGCAAGGAATCTAATGTCGTCCAAATAACAGAACTAATTTTAGAAAACCAATTCTTTTCAATTGCAAAATCGACCCCCCAAATATCTTGTACAGCGAAATAGACATCTGGTTTTTCTTCGTTAATTACTCTGTCTATAAAATGAGCCCCATAACTAGCCATTCTTGCCAAGTTTGGGTCTCTATTGAGTTGTTCTAGTTCTTGTTGATTATTAGGAAGCGAGCCTACAGATTTCCATGGGGTTTTTTTAAGCTCTGGGTGATCATAAGTCATACCACAGGAGTAGTGAGTTATATCATACTTATCCGTAGAATACAGATACTTTAGTAAAGCTCTAGAGTTTCTGCCGAAACCAGTTTTTGCTAAAGAAAAATCACTTTGAAATAAGATTTTTTTTCTTTTCACGATTACCAAAGTTCGCTATCTTCTTGTGGGCTATTGATCGTTTCTTCTGTTGAATTTTTAGCTTTCTTTATTGCTTCAATTCTTTGAGTTTCAAAAACAGAATTTAAAGAATAGGCTAAAAACTCCCTTAAAAGTCTAGCTTCGTTAAAGTAAAAACCAATTAAATAAGACTGTTTATTTTCTATATTTTGCTTATCTTCTTTATGAACACTATAAGAGAAACCGACTTGTTTTTCTTCTCTAATATAGGGCGACAACTTGATCTTAGTAATTTGTTTTTCTGAGTTATGATAAGCAGAAAACTCTGTATTTCTTTCTATTGCGTCAAGAATTCCAGCTGCCTCTGTTAATGAAAATTTAACCTTAACACTTTTATTTGGATTATTTTGATTCTCCGAAAAAGACCCAATCTTTTTGGCATCATTCCAAGAGCTTTGCTTGATTAATGAACCCCATACAGAATTATCTTTTGAATTTACGCTAAAACTACAAGCTGTGCCTGTGTTTTTACTATTTGGTTTGTAAAATGATATCATATTCCTTTATATTACTACTTATATTTTAAAATGTCAATTATTTTTATCTATCTTTTTTAAATCATTTAATTTCATGTATATCTCATGATCTTGAATAGCTATTAAATCACCAAATATACAATCATCTCTTTTAGAACCTTTTACTATAACAATATTCCCTTCTTCAAAATTTTTATTATTTAATAGTTTATTTGTGTCGATATTATCGTTAAATATTAATGCGCTAATGGTGCTTGTTTCATCTGATATCTTTAATCTAACATATCTTGTCTTTTTTGCATTTTTGGATATTCCAGAAAATACCTCTTCTATTTGACCAACTAAAGCTACTTTAGAGTTTACTGGTTCATCTAATATATCAGATATATATTTAAGATTTTCTCTTTTCTCAGCAAAGATATCTTTTAGATTTTTATTATAAGTATATCCCAGAAGCTTCTTTTCGTAATACCAATTAGCAAAGCTTTCACTTTTATTATTTTGCTCATATATGCTCAAATATGGAGTATACTTTTCTTTAATGGTACTCAATCTATTATCTTTAATAACCACTTTATTTTTTTCGTCAGTGAATTTATTAAGATGTTTAATAATTTTAATTAGATCATAATCGAATTTATCTGCAAATGATATAGCGTATTTCTTCTCTTTAGAGGTTAGCATGTTCCATAATTGAACTTCTAGTACTATTTTACTTCTTGATTGATTGAACCCACTAAGTGCGCCAGCTTGAATTAATGCAGATAATGCTCCAATATTTAATCCAGCTTCTTCTGCAGCTTCAAATATTTCAAATTTATTAGAATATTTATTTCTAAAGCTATTCAATTTTTCTATTGATTTATCGCTAATACCTTTGATTGATAATAGACCGAATCTAATGTCTTTATCCTCAATTGAGAAATCCATTTCTGATTTAATAATATGAGGAGGAAGGAGTTTGATCCCGAAGTTATGCATTTCTTTTTGAATTTTAGATATTTCGCCAATTGGATCTGGTTCATTCCTGCTCATCTTTAATAATGATAAAAAGAATTGTTGAGGATAATTAAACTTAAGATAAATTGTAATTGCTGCAAGTCCAGCATAAGCTATTGAATGCGATTTATTAAAGGAGTAATTAACAGAATCTTCAAGAAGCTTCCATAAAATTTCGCTAACTTCTTTTGGAATTTTATTTTGTTTACATTTTTGTTCGATCTTTTGTTTCCAAGCTTTGATTTCTTCCGTTTTCTTTTTACCCACGATTCTTCTTAAGATTTCTGCTTCATCTAAATTAAAACCAATCTTATTAGCCATTTTCATTAATTGCTCTTGATATAAAGCAACCCCGCCAGTTTGTTTTAAAATTTCATCAAAAAACGGATGAATACTTTCTGATTGTTGAAAATTTGTATGAGCTGCATATTTATCTACGAATTGAAGAGCTCCAGGTCTAGCTAAAGCTAGAACACCGCTAAGTTCTTCTAGATTTTTTGGTTTAACTTTTTGACATACCCTAAAATTAGTTTCTGCTTCGATTTGGAATAGACCATGTGGCGATTTTAAATCCTGTAAATTTCTATAAATAGATTCATGATTTAAATCTATATCTTCTATTTTTAGATTAATGCTCTTGCAAACATTATCTACTACAGAAACGCTTCTTAAGCCAAGAATATCAAGCTTTATGTTAAAAACGCTTGCCCAGTTCATATCGAAGCTAGATACGATTTCTTTGTCTGAAGAGAATTCTGTTGGACAGATAGTCTCTAAATCGTAATAAGAAAGTAATACGCCAGAAGGATGAACTCCTTTATTCTTGATTAAGTCTCTTAATTTAAGGGCGACTTGATATGCTTCTTTATTTTGATCGCACCACTCTTTAAATTGCTCAACTTCTTTATAGGCTTCTGAGATGTCCTTAACTTGGCCATAGGTTTTAGGAATTAAAGAAGATATCATTGTCATTTCTTGCTCTGGTTTTTCAGCAATGATTTTACCACATTCTTTAATAAGCAATTTTCCACTTAAACTATTAAAGGTTAATATCTTGCTAGTTTTGTCTTTGAATTTATTCTCTAAATATTGAAGGACTTTTTGACGATTATAATAACAAATATCTAAATCTACATCGCACATCAAACTACCATCTAAATACGTTACCCCATCAACAATCTGTTTTTTAGCGCGAATCTTGGATATAAATCTTTCAAAATAGAGATCATATTTAACTGGATCAATTCTGGTAACGCCCACTAAATATAATATCAAAGACCCTGCGGCCGAACCTCTGCCTAAACCCACTGGAATATCACTAGTTTTACAAAAATGTATAACATCCCATACTAATAATATATAATCAATAAACCCTAACTCTTTTAACGTGTCTAATTCATATTTTGCCCTATCGATATACCTCTTGTAATCCTTATCAGCTTTATTAATATTTAAAGTTTTAAATCCGTTTAATGTTAAGGCTCTTAAAAAGTCATAGTTTGATGCATCCTCACTAACACCTAAATGTCTTTTAGAGGCTAGATCAATCTCAAACTCAGGCAATCTAACCCCGTGAATATCTAGCTCTATATTTTCGAATTGATCAGAAAAATCTTTTGCGTTGGAGTAGTTGTCAGTCTTCATTTTCATCTTCCTCTTGCTCTTTTTCAATTTTATCTATTTCTTGATTAAAAACATCCAATCCTTTTGCTAGAATTTTCATAGAAGCTCTATCTTTTAAGCTGTAAAATACATCAGCTTTACCCTGCTTCTTTCCTTTTTCTATGGTTATAAGAAGATATTCTATTCCATGGTCTTCTAATTTTTGTATAGTATCGTAAACATTGTCTAATGAGCCCATTTTATACCTCTATCTGCCATTTTAGTTTATTCCATACTTTTAAATTCAAGTCAAGATCATTTATTGCGTCGTGAAGACTCTCATAATCGTGATCTATGCCGTTCTCTTTACCCAAAAAAGTTAAAGAGCTTTTAACATTTTTCTTTCTGGTATTAAGAATTTTATATTGATATTCAAGTAAATCATCTTTAGGAGTATAAATAGAATTATATTTAATGCCTCTTGCGACCGCATTAGTATCTATAATTTTATTCATTAATCCCTTCCAATTTGATTCCATAGTTTTATAGTATTCTTTTATAAGGTAAATGTCAAACCCTAAAATATTGTGTCCAATTATATAGTCTGCATTGTCGAGCCAATCTTTTATTGTAGGAAATACTTCTTTTGGATTGAAACCTTCTTTTTGGACTTTTCTGTGATCGTATCTTGTGATTCTCGCAGCATCTTCACTTATTTTTAAATCTGTATCCCATTTTAAATAAAAATTCTTCTGGTCTATTTTCTTGTCGCCTTTGACTTTTATCATCGCTATCTGCCAAGGAATATTATGGCAAAAGTTAAGACAAAGATTAAAACTCTCGCAATCTATAAAGACTATAGTCTTGTCTTTATCGTATCTTAAAAGATGCTCGTCCATTAATTCCTTTTATGAATGCTTTCAAAGCAAAATTCGTTACTGGACATATGATCTAAATTAGGTTTATTTAAAACGCTTCTATTGTTAATGCATCTAAAAGTTAAGTAAGCTTTAAAATCTTTTCTTTCTTTATAAAAAATACTTTGCACTTTGTATATTTTAAGATTGTTCTTTTCAGCAAAAGATAAAGCTTTTTGTTTTACGAGTGAATCAAATGGTAGATCATTATCTTCTATGAAGAAGATAGGTTTTGTAAAATCAAATTGAGGGACGCAAAGACTATTTTTAAGAGTATTATTGAATATAAAAGAATCATAGAATGGTATGCATAGAATTAAATCATCGGTCCAATTTTTGGAAATTGTTTTATAATCTAGTCTTGGTTCATAATAAAAACCTTCTTTAGCTGCGACACTATAGAGTTTTGTTAATTGCTGATGTCCTTTTTTATTTTTAAAGAATAAGATTATCTTTGATGACTTGATTTTTGATTCTTCGGATTTATCGCTTATTGATTCTGTGACTGATATCCTTAATCCATAGTTTAATTTGATATTATTCGCTCTACAATTAGTATAAGCCTCTAAGAAAGAAGACATATTATCTTCAACTAAATATATTTCTTTTAAATTGTTTTGTTTTGCTATTTGAATAATAGAGTCTGGATAATCATCTTGCTCTTGTTTATCTTCTAAAGTTAATATAGATCTACCTAAAGAATAGTGAGATTTAAATAATGGTATCATTTTGAGACTATTATAGTTTATATTTTAATGCGAATCAATCTAAAAATTCATCTTCTTTTTTATCTAAAATATCATCTTTATTTGTATTGTTAAACTTTGGACATCCTTGATATTTTCTTTTTTCTATAGTAAATCCTGTGATATCTTTAAATTCATTGTTAAGACTTGACTCTACAATCTCGCCTTTCTCATTTAATTTAACGTAATATTCATAGGCATCTCTATATGGACATCTCCAATTGCCTACCCCACACATCCATTTACTTTTATTATTATCTATAGCAAAATTTGCTTTTGCCGAATTTTCGTCAAATTTATTAATATAGTTATTAATATGCTCTAAATAATGCTCGAATCCTTTAATTTGGTCATCTGAAAATTCAAGCTCTTGAATTGGTTGTTTGGGAAATCTAAGAAATAAGAATCTTACGACTGGTTTGAGTTTGGGCCATAACTTTTTGCTGGCTAAACTATACATCATGGCTTGAATATTTGCCTGAAGGTCATCGCCCCTAAACTTGGCTTTAGAGCTTTTGTAGTCAATTATAACCATTTTATTGTTTGATTTAACGGGTTTATCAATAAAACCCTTAATATGATATTTAGGTTCATCATTTTCAATGTCGAAAGCATATTCTGGAGATACAATTTTACCATCTTTTTCACCGAAAAAATCATTCTTAAGACCTACTAATATCATCTGATCTAATAGTTCAAAATTAGACTCATTTAGTCCAACTTTAGCTTTTAACTTTTTAACTAATCTAGTGATAGCTTTACTAGATGTAATAGAATCTTTCTTAATTATTTTATTATAGTGATTTTTATGTTTTGGATTTAAAAGAATCTCGAATATTGTATGGCAGATTGTACCTCTAAGACTACCATCATTTTGAGTCTGCGGAATTTTTTCATGATAGTTGTTCCAGTAGACCCAAGAGCAAGTCTCAAGAGTTTTTATTCTAGAAGCAGATAATATTTTTAAAGGTTTGTTTTCCATTTTAAAATTTCTTCTTTAGTCATCTCTCCAAAATCTTTTTTAGTTGGTAAAATGATTTTTAATTGATTGCTATCAAAGTACCTATTCAATCTGGCGTAGATCTTTTCTGAAGCTATATTCCCTGTGTTATTCTTTTGTGAATCATTGTTTAAGCTAATGTATATCTTTTTTATATCTATTTTTAAACAATAGTTTAATATAGATAAACTAAGACTTGTACCAAACGTTACTAATACATTTTCAATTCCTGCTTGATATAAACTCAGCATGTCGCCAATGCTCTCAACAAGAATTACTTCTTTTTGAATCTCTATTACTTTCGAGTTTAAGAATAGTGGGTAAACGAAATCATTCTTCTCACCAAGATGTTTCCATTTAATCTTAGAAAGATTTGTAATATCTCTACCAGAAAATCCTATTATATTATTTTTAATATCAAATATAGGAAAAACATATCTATTTTTCATTTTACCAGCCTTACCTATCCCACCTTTAAATTTTATTAAAACATCTGTAATAATTCCTCTATTATTCCAATACAAATGATTATTTTCTAAATTAGATAATAGATCTAAATCAAACTTTTTTGTTGATTTAAGGAGCGGTTTCGACGCCCCTTGAGGTTGATTAAATGCAAAGTTTTTATTTTTAAGCCATTCTTGGGCTTTTTCTGGATCATCTATTCTCAGAGTAAGCCTCACTAGAGAGTTCAAGTCTCCGCTTATATTTTGTTTAAAGTCGAACCATTTACCTGTGTCTTTATATATTCTTAAAACTGTATCATTATCGCTATCCCTATATAAGGGTCTAGCTCTAAATTCTTTACCACAATCTTTTAGTTGATATCCCAATTCAGTAAGGACTTCGTAAATACTTACTTGCTCCATTCTAAAGCCTCACTTATCACAGGAAATTCTTTAATAAAAATCTTTTTGCATTTTTCTGCAATTATTCTATGTTCTTTTTGAGTATTTTGATCGGTTCTTAACTCGATGTAATGAATCCAGCTTCTTAACGAACCTTTCATATACATTGTAGTTTGAGTTGTTAAAGGTAATATCATTCTTGCTACTTCTTTTGCAACTCCATTTTCAATCATTGTATCATAACAATGTTGAGAAAGGGATAGGGATTCTATTAAAAGTTCATTGACTTTATCGTATGCTTCTGTATTTGTTTTCATAAGAATTTCGCCTACTTGTCTATTTTTATCACCCTGAAGTCTAAGTTCTATGTCTTCGTATTCTGTGGCTAAACTATATCTTAAACTAAATTCTTGAAAACAAAATGATCTGTGTCTTAAAATTTGCGCAGCAATAGCTCTGCTAGTTTTTATTTCAACACACATATCAACAAGTTCAAATGGACTCCAGTGTTTATGTTTGATTAAAAATTTTAATAGTTTTGGAGCGGTCTCTGTATTCATTTGATTAGATGGATTGCTAACTCTAGCGCAATAGGAGACCAAATCTTCTGCGTTTTTAATTCCCTTAATTTCTGGTTTTGTAACTGATACTAAATCTACATTCATAGTAATTCTCCATCATTTGCATTTTGATCGGTTAGCTCGTATTGCTCCCTTTGTCTTTCAGCAACATCTCTTAATGAACCGCGCTCTTCTATATTAAAATTTGTAATTTGATAATTAAGGTAGTTTTGTCCCCATACCTCTTTGCCAGATGAATCTAGCCTTCTCACCAAGTCTTGGTGGCCCGCCGCATCTTTACCTTGAAATCTTGTTTTAGTTGGAATTAGTTTATGTGTTCCAAATGCTTGACCATCTAGAGTCAATTCATCTAGAGTTTTTCGCCTAAAGATTGCCACGAATGAAGCAAACCATTGGAGTCTATCTGAAAGAGAGATTACAGAGCTATCGTCAACAACGTTAGAAGAGTTTCTGTTAAAATTCTCCCCAGTCCTATTTAATTGCATTGCTGTTATAACTGGACAATTGATTTCTTCTGAAATTCTTTTTAGCTTATCAATTTTTTCACCAATAGCTTGATGTTCTGCCCAGTTTTGGCCAACTTTTTCACCTGTTAATTTAATGTAATCATAAGCTATCATAGCTTGATTGCCTCGACCAACTTTAGATAAATACCATCTGCGTATAATAGAGCATACTTGATCAATATTCTTATTGCCAACATGATAGTGAAAGTACTCATAAGTCTTAACTTTTGCCCAAGCTGCTCTTACTTTTCGGGTCATATCTTCATTTTTACGCCAATTACCCGTTTCTAGATACCATACTGGAACATTAGTTAATGATGCAACCATTCGAATTTGAATATCCATTGTTTGCATTTCTGTGTCGAGAATTAAAGTTTTAGTTTTATTCTTTGGATTAATAGAAGTTTTAAAACAAATGTCATTTAAAAATGAAGTTTTTCCTTGACCTGGGCGACTTGCGATAGCATAAATATTCCCATTTTTTAAGCCTCCGTACATTCTGTTAAACTCGGAGTATGGAGTAATTAATCCTGTATCATCTTTGGGACTATTACCAATTTCTTCTATTAAATCCTCAACTTCTTCAAAAACATTAACTGGTACATCATTTTCTGAGTATGCTGATATTTTCTTATTATAAATTTGATCAATCTTACCAATAATTTCATCCATTGAATCTTCTGAATTCTTGTTAATATATTCTTTTAATTTATCTGCTGTCTGAGATATTTCTCTTCGAACTCTTAATTTAATTAGCTCTTTGCAAGCTGTCATTGTGGCTTCTTCTGTGATCTGAGAAAAACTTAAATTATCAATATAATCAAAAATATTAATCTCATCTTTGAATGAAATCCCAAGATTCTTAATCTTTTCTGCTAGTAATACCTTATCTACGTTTTCTCCCTTGTGCTTTATATTTTTAAATACAGTATATATTGATGAATGAACATCATTATAAAAATCATTTTCGGTTAAAAATACATCAATATCCGCAAAGAGATCTTGATGTTTAAGTAAGCCGCTTAGTACATGTCTTTCTACTTGTAAAGAGTAAATCATCCTTTATATATGATACCAAGCTAAAAATTAAAAGTCAAGTGTAATTTAAAGTATACCATGCGCCCTAACAGAGCCAAATAATTATCCAGATTACCTTAAGAGTATTCTTAAAGAGATAGATGCTGGAAGCGACGATGAATTAAAAGATTGCGCTTGCTCTTTAAAAACTCCAACTACAGATGAAGGATGCCCTATTACAGATTCAGATGGTAAAGTTGGACTTTTTCCAGGATGTCTTGTTATAGAAGATAATGGCCTCCAATTATTTACATTAAAAGAAATCATGGAAATCTATTGGAAAACGAAGAGTTTTACATTAAACGTTGATTTTAATTACGATGATGGTGAGTCTAAATCATTTACTATTAAAATGCCTTATGTTGGATCTACCAGTGGAAAGGAAAAAGTTTGTCCTAATGCTGTTTACCAGAAGATTGGAGGAGTTCCTGGGCTTGGTGGTTATGTAGAGGTATATCCAAATCCAAGAAAGAAAAATGAAGAGGAAAACCTTTATTCTTTGGACATTGCAGTATTTGTTCAATTTTCATGGGAAGTAGACACTCCAACTCCAGACCCTCTTTATGCGATAAGTCGATGGTTTACTGGTGGTCCTAACCAAGGAACTTTTAACGGAAAAAATATAAATTATGATGGTGGTTTTGATGAACAAAGACATACGATGGGAAGCTCAACATTCAAATTAACTGCTAATTTTTAAAAATCAAGTGTAATTTAAAGTATGCCATGCGCCCTAACAGAGCCAAATAATTATCCAGATTACCTTAAGAGTATTCTTAAAGAGATAGATGCTGGAAGCGACGATGAATTAAAAGATTGCGCTTGCTCTTTAAAAACTCCAACTACAGATGAAGGATGCCCTATTACAGATTCAGATGGTAAAGTTGGAGCATTTCCATTTTGTTGGGAATTTACAGAAGATACTTCTTTAGTGGGAGGTGGAACTCTTAATCCTATAAAATTATCATTAAAAGATGCTATGTGGCTATATTGGCAAAGTAAAGATTTTACCCAGACATTGAACCACATAGAAGTTGGAAGCTGCGGTAGCTGCTCTCCATTAGCAATTCATGATTATAAAAAGAATAAATATGAAAGGTATGTCAAGCAAGACAAAGAGCTTGTTTGTAAAAAGCAAAGATCATTAATTTATAATCTTAAACTCACGTATAAATATGCGTCAGGCAGTAGTCCGTCAGTTTGCCTTACGGACGTAAGTTTCTACGATCTTTTTTTAGCTGGTTTTTTCTTTAATATGTATCAAGATATTTGCGGTGTTAATCCTCCTGAAGTTCCAGTTTATCAATATTATATAAAAGAAGGAAATGATTACTATTTTTATCCATCATTTTTAATGCTTTATGGAACTTATAATACTACTTTTTCGTCTTATGAACAAACTTGTGTTAATACTGAATTAGTTGGTCAAGATAATATGTCAATAAAAATAGATAAAACTACAGTTTCTATACCTATGTATAAAAGATTTGATTCAACTGGCGGCTGTGTTACTGATGTTCCTGGAACTAGAAGCGCTTTAGTCATAACTTAAAAAATATAACATGAATCATTCTTTGTTTATTGAATATATTCTTCAAAATGAAGGAAAATTAACTGGTAGTTATGTGAGAGAATGGATTGGAAATGGAGAACCAATGGACCGTGGATGGAATGATGTTGATGTCATATGCGCAAAAGATAAAGAGGCCACCATAACAAGAGAAGTTTTAAATAAATTTCCAAATATAAAATTAGATTTTAGAGCTGGGTCAACACCATTTTATAGCTCTAAATATTCAGCTAATCTTTTTCGTTATGATGGAGAGTTTAAAATTATGCCACCATATGAAAAATATCAAGAAGAATTTTTAAGTTTAACTAAAAATAAAATATGTAAATTTTTAAATACAAATGATATTGGTAGGAATTTAAGCGTTGAGAAAAGTTTAATAAATAAAGGTTGGAAACTAATCATCTTAAATAAAACTTACGATTTAGATAATTATAAATTTATTTAATCTTTATCTTCTTCACCAAAATCTTTATCATCTTGATTGGTTCTTGCTATTTGATCTGTTGTGGCTTCTAAATTTAGTTGATCTACGCTTTGACTCCAAGTATTTACATAATACAAAAGAGCCATAGCGTTTATTTGATTATCGAATTTTGTATATACTTGGGGTTCGCCTTTACTTGAGAAATTAAAAAGAATATATCCGCCGAAGCTACATTCATCAATTTGCTTGAGCAAAGAGTCTGGTATTTTAAAAGTTTTATTTTTACTTGCCACTAGCAAGTTTTACACTTAAATGATTAATATTCCAGTTTTTTCTTCTATATACTGTGGCGATAAATTTTTTAAATCACTTTCGTATAATTCAAGAAATTTAAATTCATTAAGCTCCAGCCATTTTTCTTTTTTAACGTCTCTTTTTATGCTCTGAAGATATTTGAGTCTAGAATGATCATGAAAAAATTCATTGAAGGATTCATGTTGATTACCTTGTATCTCAACTGCTATTCTTTTTGTTGCATTTAATATATCGACTTTAAGCATGCTTCCATATACTGGAAACTCTTCATATACAATATGATTTTTCCAATAGGGATAAAAGAATTGTTTGAATTTAAATTGAAGTTTACTGCGGCTTTTAGCCTCCCAATCTATGAGATTCTTTCTTACGTTTTTATTAACGAGTTTACCGTTAATATTTAATAATCTCATGACGCTAGAGTATTAATAAATTTGGTGTAAAAATAATCTACGATTGGTTTATTTTCTTCAAGATAGGATCTCAAATTGTCTATTCCTTGATGTTGCTTCTTAAGCTCTAGATTTACCTTTTTAAGTTCTTCAATAATTTCATCAGAAAAAGTAACCCATGCTCCTTTTGCGGTCGCAAATTCCCAACTTAGGATTTGATCAATAATCTCATATTCTCTCCAAACAGAAGAACCATCTTTACGGCCATATTTTATTGGATATTGAACCTTGGAATTCGTTGTTTCGTTTGTGGATTTTTTAATAGTAATTTTAACATTATGACCAATTATTTTGTTTTTAATTGGGTCGTATTTTTCATTTGGTTTTTCGAAAATCATATCTTTATTGAATTTGGGTTCGAATTCAAGAATCCAATTAGCGAAATGCAATAGCGCATTTCCACCAGTTGCAGTAGTTTGACGAATATCCTTATTTGCTGCGTAAGGATCGAGCTTGATGTCAGATCGAACTTGACTAATAAAGATTGCCATGTGGCCACGTTTAGAAAGTGCAAGAGAAATCTTCTTCATCAACATTGAAGAGATAACTGCTCCACCTGCAACCTTTGTTGCTTCGGTCATACTCTTTTGAGAATCGCCTTTTGTCATCAAGCCGTCAACTGAATCAAGAATAAAGATATATCTCTTATTCTCATCATTTGATTGAATAAGATCTTTCATTAATTCTGAAACGGTTTCAAAAATATTGCATTCAAATACGAAGCAAGTTCCATCAACCCATTCTTTAGCGTCAGTCACAAACTTAATACCAGAACGATCTTTAATCTCTTTGCTTAATCTTCCTTCTGCTTTAAAGAGTAAAGCTCTAGAATTATCTACAGTTTTAAGAAAGTTCTTTGTAACTTCTAGTGCTTCTGAAGTTTTACCACCTTCATTCATACCAATAAATCTATGCAAACCTGGACATAAACCACCGCTTGTGGCGATATCCAGGTTTAAACTACCAGTAGATACTTTGTAATATACTTCATCCTCAAAGTTATAATGATCTTCTTTATTTTCTTTTAAAAATGATAATAGTCTATCTGATGCACTTGGACCAGATGATTCAATAATTTCTTCTTTAGATTTTTTTGCCATATCTTATAAATTCTATCAAACTTTTGGGCTTTTTGCAAATCTTTTTATCATCTTGGACTTTATTTTCTTCTAGTTTTACTGTTTCTGTATTTAAATTTAAATTAAAACTTTCATATTCTTTTAAAATAAAAGCTTTTCCCTCTGGCTTAAGAAACCAAGCTAATGAAGGTGGTGGACTTCCTAATTCTTTAAGATTATCCCAAAAATCAAAAGAATTAAACCTTTTAACTAATCTTTGAGCGATTTTAATCTCTCTTGGCCAATTAATATTTCCTTTAATAAATTTCTTAACGATTAATTGACAAAGTTTATGATTTGAGATTTTCAATATCCCAGTTTACCATCTTTTCTATTAATTTGTCAAATGAAATTTTTGGTTGCCAGTTTAGCTCTTTTCTAGCTTTATCCGAATTACCAAGAAGAAGCTCCACTTCTGCTGGTCTATAAAATTTAGGATTAATTTGAATTAATACCTTTTTATCCTCAGAGACATATACTTCATGTTCTTTTTCTCCAATCCATTCGCCATTAATTCCAGCATAAGCAAAAGCTTTTTCTGCAAACTCTTTAATTGTATGCGTCTCATTCGATGAAAAAACATATTCTTTCGCATTTCCATCGTAATTACTATTATATTTATCTTGATTTAACATCATCCAAACACCTTCTATAAAATCCTCAGCATAACTCCAATCTCTTTTCGCTTCAATATTGCCTAATTCTAATGGACTAAAGGGTTCATTATTTTTAATTGCATGGTAAATTCTTGCTACATTTTTAGTGATTTTGCGAGTTACGAATTCCTCGCCTCTTCTTGGACTATTGTGGACCCAAGAAAATCCAATTCCAGCAGAAAATGTTCCCGACTTTGTTTCAAGATCAAATAACCATCCAGAATATTGTAATTTTGATATTTTAGTTACTTCATTTTGACTTTTTATTAAATGTTTTCCTTTATTAGATATATTTTTATTATTTGAATTTATATTAATTTTAAAATAAAGCCTATCTCCTCTTTCTTCTGGACATAATGTAAATCTAAATTTTAGTAAACTCAATAAATAGCATAAGCCAGAAGCAAGCGTATAGGATGAGGTCGTAAAACCTTGGAATTCAGTTTTTTGATTACTAGCTTTTAATCCATCTCCATCGTTATATGCTTTTAAATAAATTTGAATTGTTTTTAGGTTTGAATTTAAAATTTTAATTGGAATTCTTTTATCGCCCGTTTCAGTATAAAGATTTTTTCTTAATAGTTTTAAATAATTTGAATCTCCGCATAAATTTATATTTTTTATATCTTTTCTATTCGTGAATCCGCTTTGGCTGTAATATTCAGATGTATATCCAGAGGATAGTTTGCTCCACAAAAACTTTACTCTTTCGCATAAATCATTATCTTTATTAGTAAATTTGCCACGACCATCTTCGCTAATGTATCCCTCCGCAGTCATTAATCCTAAAAGTTCAGCCTCTTCATCTAAAACAATAGATATGTTATTTTTTTCTGGTAGTGGTTTAAGTTCTAGTTCATTATTGACAGATAAATCTTTGGTTTTAATTTGCATTCCGCCTTTTATAAAAGATATATGATCTGCCGTTGCTTCGTAAAATCCAGCGCGACACATTATTCTATGTATATCTTTATCATTATTTTCATCATTCCATGTGGCCGTTCTTGTTAAAATTTCGCTCCACGTTCCGCCATCCCATATTAAATAATTACAATTATCCGTGGAGATATATTTTTTACCTTTTAAATGGTTTCTTCTATGAGGAACAATCTCGCTAATTGGTAGAATATTTATCAATCCAGAATCTTTATATTTTATAATAATTGGGGTTTTTTCAGTCAAACACTCGTGATTAAAAAGATACCCTTGTACGGCATATAATCCATAAGACTCTCTGTATACCTTAACTAATTGTCTAGAAGCAGCTTTGCTCGCTCCATATGGACTCCTTGGCTTTAATGGATGATTCTCGTCTTGAGGAGTATATTGTACATTTCCAAATTCTTCGCTTGAACCAGCTTGATAAAGTCTACAAGATGGCTTGTAAAGCCTTATTGCTTCTAAAATATCAAGCACAGCGGTAGAATTAGTTTGCCAAGTTTGACGAGCAAAATCCCAGCTGCTCGCAACAAAACTTTGAGCAGCAAAGTTAATAAAATAATCTGGTTGCAATTTTTCTACAGTTCTTGATATAGCATGAGAATCGGTTAAATCAAAATTAATAAGATGAAATCTATCAGACTTGATATGCTTAATATTTTCATGATTATATACGCTTAATCTTCTTACTCCACCAAAAATAAGATAATCTGTATTTTTAAGTAAAAAATCAACCATATGACTTCCATCCTGACCAGTTACGCCAGTTATTACTACTGTTTTTCTTCCATTAATTATTCTACTAGCATCTTCAATATTGAGGATATTAGAAGTGTCTATCTTTTTACCATAATAGGTTTCTTGAAAATTCAAACTCATATTGTTATATTATAACAAATTTTTATAAAAATCAATTGTTTGTTTTAGTCCGTGTTTAAAAGATGTGATTGGATACCAATTTAATTCTTTGTTTATTTTGTTATTATCTATTGCATATCTAAAATCATGTCCTTTACGATCTTCTACAAAAGACATATGATCTTGAGGATTAACATTTAATACTTCACAAATATCATTAATAATCTCTAGATTTGTTTTTTCGCAATCTCCACCTATATTATATGTTTCGCCAATTTTACCATTATTTAGTATAGACCATACTGCTTCACAATGATCATCAACAAATATCCAATCTCTTATATTTTTTCCATTCCCATAAACAGGTATTTTTTTATTATTTAATATAGAATTGATAACAACTGGTATGAATTTTTCATTATGTTGATTTGGTCCATAGTTGTTTGAGCAATTAGAAATTGTGATTAAAATTTTAAAAGTATGATGATAAGCTCTAACTAGCATATCGCTCGAAGCTTTTGATGCAGAGTATGGAGAATTTGGTGCATATGGCGTTTTTTCTGTGAATTTACCTTCTTCACCTAAACTGCCATAAACTTCATCAGTAGAAATATGATGAAATCTAATCTCTGGAAAATCTCTAATAATCTCTAATAGGTTGAATGTCCCGAATATATTTGATTGAATGAATCGCCTTGGGTCAGATATTGAATTATCTACATGAGATTCTGCGGCAAAATGGACTATGTGGGTTATATTATTTTCTTTTAATATGTTTTTAAATTTTTTAATTTCTATAGAGTTATTTAACATCTCCAACCAAAAATCCTCAAATTTATATTTTATATTATTTTGAAAAGATTTTGTATTATTTAAGTTTGCTGCTCCATGATATTTACTTTTTGTATCTATGTTTATGATGGAATGGACTTCTTTTTTATTAATTATATACTTAATAAAATTAGAGCCAATAAAACCAAGGCCACCTGTCACTATTATATTCATTTAATTAAATTTAAAAATTCTTTTTTATTTAAAATATAATCTTTTTCATCATATATTGTTGAGCAAATAGAAATCATTATATCGCTGCCAGTTAAAAATTTTTGTGAATCCCATACCATTTGTGGTATATGAACAAATTCTCCTTGTTTAATTAAGGTTTTTTCTTTTTTATTTCCATAATCTAGATTTACTTGTATTTTACCTTTAACACATATTAAAAATTGTTGAGTTTTGAAATGCGCATGATTTCCTCTAACTGTATTTTTTGGTACGTCTCTTACTATAAAAACTCTCTTGGGGCTAAACGGTAATCTTTTAAAGTCAATAGGCAGCAGATACCCTCCTCTTTCGTCTGTAAAAGTATTATAAATCTCTATATTCATTGACCTTTTTAATTATATAATTTAAATTAGTTTTTGTCAACTTATAATGAAAGGGTATGCTTACTGTTTTTTTAGAGATTCTTTCTGAATTAGGGCATTTTTGATCATTTTTTGAATATATTGGATTTAAATTTTGAGCTTCATAATGAAGTCCACAAGTGATTTCATTTTTTTTCATCGCTTCTATGAAATTTTTATTATTATTTACTTCTATTCTATAAAGATGATCGCTTGTATTATTCAAATTAAATTTTTTATTGTAAAAATCTCTAATATTTTTTAATTTACTTTTTGTTAAATCAAATTTATCAAAATTTCTGAGCACAATTTCTGCTTGTATTGAATTCATATACATTTTATATCCTGGAAATTTAACTTGTCTTTCCCAATTATTTTCTGCATAAGACATCCCATTCATTACAGCTTCTTTTAGCCAGCGAATTTTATCATAATCGTCAGAAACAATCATGCCTCCATCAATTCCTCCTATTGGTTTAGTTGGATAAAAACTAAAAAACATTACATCATTAGGATTTGCTTCATTTTTGAATTGATTTTTTTCTACTTTTTGTGCGGAATCAATTATTTTATAGTCTTTAAATTCGTGTAGTATATAGGAATTTCCTATCCATTCTGTATTATCAGTAAATTTTATAGAATTTCCAGATGTTATTAATGCATTTAATACTACTGGAGGTATCATACTTGGAACTTTTACTTGTATTTTTTTATTTAAAAATAATAAGAATATAGCATTTGTGGCACTATTTATCGAACATGCATATTTTGCACCTACATATTTGGCGATAGAATTTTCTAATTCTACGACATTTTTATCATGTAGATGATTTTTAAATTTAGAAAAATCTATTTTATAGTTATTTAAATTAAATAATTTGATCATATGTATAATATTCAAAGTTTTTATTTTTAATTAATAAAGAGTCTATTTGTTCTTTTGAGCTAATCCAATCGTCCTTTACTCCTAAATCGCAATATATATATCTATCTTCATTTATTAAAAGATTCACATCTTTTCTTTCACCTTTTGGATGCCAGAATCCAGTCATTGGAAAATATTATTTCCTAGTCTTCCAGCGTAATTTACAGAAATCATTTTATCGAAAATTTAGCCATCGTACCAACTTGATCTATTAAATTTAAAAAATTTAAAGCTGGTTTATATTCTTCTCTATTAAAATCATGTATAAATACTATAGTATCTTGTCTGCCAATTTTTGAACATATTGAAGCGCAGAATATTCTGGCTCTTCCATCTATCAAAATTATATCGTATGGTCCATATGGAATTGGATAGTCTATATAATCTTTAAATTCTTGATATGTTCCACAATCTCCTCCTTCAGTATATGGTAAATTAGGTGTTCTTAATACGATTTTAGCATTAGATGGTAGATCATTTTTAATTTTAAAAAACCAATTCTCTTGATGTTCTATAGATAAAATTTCTTTGCATCTTTGAGCTATTTCAAATGTTGACTCTCCAGATCCATACTCTAGAACCTTATGAGTTTTATTTATATGATTTAAGAAAAAGGAAGATTCTTGATTTGTACTAAACATATTCTTTTAATTGTTTGTTAAATTTTAATTTTAAATTTTCTAAATTTTTTAAAATTGCTTCTGGATGAGTTCCTTCGAATTTAGAAGTCCCACAAAAACCTCTTACATTCGGTTTAAATTCATGTACTCCTTCGTATTTTTCTTCAATATTTTTTCTTTGATTTTCATCGCCAGTAACCCAAGGTAAATATACTTGATTAAAATAATCATCTATACAATTTTCTTTACTAATATCACTTTTATAATAACCTACTTTATTAAAAACTTGCTTTGGGAATACATAAGAATAATGATACATTTGAATGCCAAAATTATTCCATAACGTTTCTGAATCTATATGCATCCAATTTATATTAGCATCATCTGGATATCTTATTGTTGGTGGTCTATGTTTTTCCCATGAGCAACCTGGAGTTACTCTAAATATTCTTAAAAAATTATCTTTACCCAATTCGAATCCATTTAGATAATGATCAAATCCGCCATAAAAAGAACAACTTCTAACTGCCATTCTAGCAGGTTTATATTCTTCTAAAATTTTAATTATTTTTTTAAGATCCTCGGTTTTATAAACTTCATCTGAATCTAAGTTAAAAAGATAATCTATATCTGGTCTTAAATTCTTCATATAAGCTTGACATTGTTCGTCTTTTTCTGAGTATTGACCATGAGTTATTGTAATTTTTTTATCTGGATCTGGAAATGTATTTAAAATATGATTAGTTTCATCTTGTGAAGTTGTTTTGCCCATCCTTTGCCAATATGAAACTGGTCCTTCTGCAATTAAAATTTGTTCAGCAAATGGATAAACTTGCTCTAAACATTCTTTTAGAACGTAATCACTTTCAAAAACTATCATGCCAAATGCTAATTTCATTTTTTTCTTTCTAGTAAAATTGAACTACCAAGATCTTCTGGCATATCAATTTTGTATATTAAATTAAATTCTTTAGTTATATTCTCAAAATCCTTAAAGTTTATGATTGATCTAGATGTTTCTAGGTTTCCATATGTGCCATATTTTACAGTATTGGTTGGTTCATTTGAGAAAATTTGTCTATGTATTATAAAATATCTATCAATATTATTTAATATTTTAATTAATATTTCTACTGGAGTATCCATTTCAGATAAGAAGCTATTACAAACAATTAAATCATTGTTTTTCAAAAAAGAAAAGTCTGAGTTATATGCATCAAAATACCCATATTTTAACTGTGGATTTACTGTTTTTGCTACATTTTCTATTATATGCTCCAAATCAAATCCTGTATATTCATATTTATTTTGGTATACTCTACCTAATTCTGCTGCACCACATCCTAAGTCTAGCAAAGTTTTAATATGTATTTTTTGAACTAATGTATCTAGATATTTAAAATGACCAGAATGCTCTAATCTAGCCCATCCATTTAATCCTAATGCTCCTCTTATCATTTCAGAGCAGAGTATATCCTTATTGTACCATGCGGATTTCATTTCTTTATTCATTTTGAGTTTGGATATGGGCAAATATGTTCTTCTATTATACTATATTTATTTCTTATTTCAAGTATTTTATCATAGTAATCTTGATAAATATCATGCACATATTTATTTAAAGTTTCTGGATTCCATTCGCCTTTATATGCAGAATACCATTTCTCATTCTTTATATTAAAATGCGAAAAATGATTGAATAAAATTCTTTGTTTTGCATTATTAAATTTATAAATTACGTCTCGTTCATTTAAAAATGTATAATTCTCAAAATTCCATGGAGCTCCATGAGCAATATTACCTTCAACTACATGAATATTGTGTTTTCCAAAAAGCGGCTCAAAAAGCTCCAAGTATTTCTGGTCTCCACAAGTTCCATGTGATTGAGCAAATTGATTAGCGCAATCAAACATTAAATCTCTCCAGAATCTAGATATTAATATTCCTAAATTTGATTTTTTAAAATAAATAATACCAACATTATAAATTCCAACTCTCGATTCGTATTTATAAAATGCCGATTCATTTTTATGAGTTACTATAGCGCAATCTTTTTCTTTTATTTCTTCTTTTAAAGTATTCAAATTTTCATAAAAGATTAAATCAGAGTCGCAATATAAAACTGATTCTTTACTATATTTTTCTAATATATAATTTGTAAAATATGGAGTTAAGGAATAACAATAATACGCATGATCACCTAAATCATACCAATCTCCTAATTCTGATTTTATATTTCTATTTTTTATTTTTAATAAATTTTGATCTTCTTTCTCTAAATCTTGTAATGAATAAGCTTTAATTTCTTTTATTTTATTGCAAATGTCAAAAGTCTTATCGTCAAGGCATAATACATGAATTTCTAATTCAGGATCATGTTTTAATAATGATTCTATCATTACTAAGCCTTTATCTAGATAGTTGTAATCAAATAGTGTGCAAATTGTCATAGTTTTTAATAGAGTTTTCCATGCTATAATATATATTAGGTAGCTCTAAATTTAGTTTTTTAATTTTTTTTGTAGAAAGAGCGCAATTACTTCTTAAAACTTTAAAATTCATTTGATTTTGATCTAAAAATTTCCAATTCTTATTTTGCAAATTATACTTTTTGAGTATTTCTACGATTTCTTTGGCCGTAGCATAACCTTGATTAGTAACATTATAAATTCCATATTCTGGTTTATTTTGCAAATTTATAAATTTATAAATAAATTCATTAAGATCATCAATATTAGTTAAACTGTTTTTATAGCTGATTAAATTATCATATTTTAATATTTTGTCTATATAGTTACGTTCAGAAGATTTATATGAAAATGGCATCCTTATTCTAAAAATATATGAGTTACTATTTTTTAATGATAGTTCGCATGCATGTTTAGTTTTACTATAAAAGCTACTATTTTGATTGTAAATTCCAAAATTTGGTTCGTCTTCTTCTGTATAATCTTTTTCATATCCACTATAAACACATCCGCTACTAATATGAATAATTGGTATGTCCCAGAGAGAAGCTATTTCTGTTAAAATAATAGGTAATTTTACATTATATTTCCAACAAGTTTCTTTATCGTTTTCACATCCTTCTACGTTTGGTCTTCCAGTATATCCAGCGCAGTTTATAATATAGTCTATTTTGATGGATTGATTTTGTTGGAGGTACTTATTTAAAGTATTAAAATCTAAATAATTTAAATCTTTTTTAGAATAAATATTTGATTTTATGTCTGATTTTGAAATAAGATAGTCCGAGAGACTTGATCCAATATAACCTTTACCCAGTAATAAAATATTTTTCATATATATAGTCTTCTATTGATTTGAATTCCAAGCATTTATTAAAATTATATTTAACTGCTTCTATTCTAGAATTGTAATCATTTTGTGATAATTTATCAATAATATTATTAAATTCTTCTAAAGAAGAAAATTGAAGTATTCCATTTTTATCAAAAATACAATTTATATTTCTTGCGCCAAGATATATTGGAATTGTACCAGTAGCAAAACAGTTTAATATTTTTTCTGTAAAATATAGGTCATCTATAAAATTTTCAATAACAATTGAAAACATATAATCTTTTAATGTCCTATAAATAGGTATCCAACCTTGATCAATATTTCCTCCTGTAGCAAAAAATTTATCAATTTTATTGTTATTTTTTATTGATTCCATTATTTTTAATCTTGTTAAATGTAGATTGCACATTTGTTTGTTTGAGGATACCATTGAGCATAATTTATTTTTATCATGAATAGCGATTTTTCCTTCTCCATGTGGCAAATCATCTCTACCTTCTATCCATATTCCACCTCCTGGAATCCATTTACAATTTTCATATTTATTTAATAAATCTGAACTATGAGTAAAAACTTTATTAAATTTAGGTATTATTTGTTCTATTGATTGGTAGCAGATTGACTCTACTCCTTGGGATTCAAAAACCCATCCATATGATAATTCTTTTTCGCTTCTAATTTTATCTATATCAAACATCTTCATATGAGAATAAAAAGTTGGAGAATTAAGATTATTTAAAGATCTATCCCATTCTATATGCTTAGAATCTCTGGCCGCTACTGAATATTTATCGTGAGCAAAGTGTCCATCTATAAGATTAAAAATTTTTTTCATTTATTTTTTAAAAAATGCATCACCCCAAGTTTCTCCAGCCCAACAAACTTCTTCTAGTTCGAACCCAAACTCTTTTAAGAAATCGCATAAATCTTTAATATGCGGGCATCCTTCATAAACTTCTGCTCGATTCACTTCTGAGACTATATAATTTATATTATTTAATGTATTTTTAGCGCCTTTGAATACTTCTAGTTCGTAACCTTGAACATCAATATTTATAAAATTATAATTATTTTTATTAAATTCAAAATCATCTAATTTCATCATCTCTACTTCTTCTTTGTCTGTAAAATGAATCCATGGATATTGTTGTAAATGAATTTTAGGATTAAGTATTGAACTAGATTGGCCTTGATTATTTTTTTCTACATTCATTTGTACTTTTTTATTCTCATTTCCTAGAGCTTTATTTATAACTAAGGCTTCATCTTTTACTTTATTTTTTAATATTTCAAATGAAGATTTCATTGGCTCGAAGTAAATAATATTTTGAATATTATGCTTTTTGTATGACTCATGTTCTTCGCCATGATGACCACCAATATGCATTACTCCATTGATTTTGCAATTATATTTATTAATTAAATTTTCTAGAGATAAAAGCATATTAGACGATACTCCAATTTTGTGGAATTAGATCATCTATATTCCATTGACCATTATAAGCTGGTCCCATCCAATTTGATGGTGCAACTACTTTGTTGTTATTTTTATTAAGCCAAGCAGCCCACCAAGCAAAACTACTGTTTGCAAGAATATTGTTTTGGCAGATGGACATTAAATACATATCTTCAAATGCGTGATTATTTTCTATATAAATAAAATTAATATTATTAAATTGTTGGAAAATTTCTTTGGCTTTAGGCATTGTATCAGAGAATACTAGGTAATTCTCTGAATTGATTATATCAAAAGCTTTTGCGTAATAGTCTTTATTCATTACTGGATGATATTGTTGTCTATGAGCATAATCACCACATCTTAAATGAACAGAAGAAAATTTACTAAAATCTATATTATGTTTATTATATACAGAGTTTTTTATCTCATTTTTAAAAGTTAATTGTCTTTTTAAGTCATTTTCAAAGATATTAAAATATTTATAAGATTGAAAATATCCTTCTAAATTAGTAAAGTCTGGTATTGTAAATATATTTTTATTGTAAAAATTATAAGACCAATTGGCGGTATATTTTATTTGCTTCAAATCTTCTTCTGTAAGAATATTCGCTGATATATTATCAAAACAATTTAAAAAATAGTGCTGTATTCTAAATGTACCTTCATCAAAATGTTCTTCTGTTTTTGGAATTTTAACTTCATACCCATTTAATTTACCAATAGAATACAAGGTAGCATATTGAAAAAGTTGATTTCCAATTGCGCCATATTTACCTAATTGAGAAAATGTTATCATGATGGTTTTAATTTATTAAATTCAGTAACGAAATGCTTATCTAATCTTGTGATTACTAGATTATTATCAGAAAAACATTCTTTTTGTGTTGCTAATATTTCATTTGTAGAAAATGATTTTCCTCTTGGTAAAATGTGTCGCATTAGCCATCCATCTACGCTTTCATTTCTTTGGAGCCAAGGTATAATCTCTTGTCCTGCTGGAATATTTGAGCTAATAATTTCAGCTGCTTCTCTGCTATATGCTTGAGCATGAGCACATAGCGCTACATTAACTTTTAATAAATTTTCACTAACTCTTTCTAGTGGAATGTCATTTGGTCTGGAAATATCAAATCCATATCCAACATGCATACCTAGATAAAATATATCCCAAGAATTTTGTTTTTTAAGATCTTCTAAAGATAATGATAATTGATTATTTACATCATTAAGAAATTCAACATCATCCTCAAAAATTAAAGCATTATTTAAGTTACGCTCTTTAATTAAATTGATTGCTGCTCTATGAGACGCAAAACATCCAGCTGAACGAATATTTACATTAGGATGTGATCCTTCGAATTTTATGGCATCAAATCTTTCTACTCTTTTATGGATACCTAGTTTTTCGAATTGTTCTAGACACATTTTCCACTTATCCGTACGATAAGCTAAATTAATGCAATAAATTTCTTCAAAAAAATCAAAAGGATTACTCATTTTATATACCTTAAATTTTGGAAATCTCCATTGAAGTCCAGCTCTAATACTTTAGGATGTAATTGACATCTCGCTGATGATTTATGCCATCCGCCTTGTTTTGCTGTTATGAAATTTAAATCAGTAAATGTTGCGTATTTAAAATCTAGAATAGTGATTGGTTCTTGAGAAAATGGACTTTGTCTATTCTTAATGCTTTCGTCAATTAGTTGTTGGGCTGCTTGTTCTGTTTTCCATTGAGAATCTAAATTACCATCATAAGTTGAAACTACTTTTTGACTTACCGACTTTGCTCCGCCCATATAAGAATAATGCCATCCACCATTCTCTATTCTTGGCATAAAATCTTTATCTCGTCTTAAAAGTTGAAATCCCATTCCAAAGCATAGAGTATTTAAATGTTTTAATCCTTCGTATTTACAAGCTACAGTTCCAGTTACATTTTTGTTTGTATAAAAATCAATATAATGAACAAAAAACATTTGATTTAATGCAACGATTGGATTTTTTACCATCTGTTGAAAAACATTTTTATTAGGGATTTCATCACAATCAGAGATCATTATCGTATCTGAATTATCTAAATTTAATGTTTCAATTTGCTCAAAGAGTCTAATTCTTTGTTCATGCTCTTTAGCTCCAATTTTTGCATCTGGAAAAAACTTTGGCATTAAAACGTCAAATCTTCCATCTAGCTCTATCGCTGAGTAAAAAATCTTATCTTTAAATTCTTGCAATCTATCATCTTTCCAAAAAGATAGCTGCTTCTCTTGTCCTTGATGCGTTTTCGTAGCTTCATTAATTACAAAATAATCTACAGCATTATATAATTCTTTAATCCTTAAATATGCAATATCCTTTTCATTAAAATACATGAAACAATCTACTAACTTCATTCTAGTGTCCATTCTTCTGATGAATCAATTTGCTCTACTGAATGATTCAAGATATTCAACCTATAAAATCTCCTTATCAATCTTTCGTTGTTAATAAAGAATTTCATTTTTTCATCAATTGCATTATTTCTCCAATATTCTTTTAATGAGTCTAGGTTAAACTTTATTCCTAAATCTTGACAATACCTTCTAAATGTTTGTCTGATTTCTTCTTGTTGTTGATATCTTTCTGGAGTTTTACCGTTATCGTAATAATGAAGAACGCAATGATTAGATCTTCCGTAAACAAAGTAATATTTCATATCACTATCAATATAATGCTTTCTTTGAGATGGCCTTTCTTCCCATGCGAATAATTGTTGATTTTTACCGTAATATTCATAAAGATCAAGATATCCTGGTTTCATTCCTTGTAAACCCCAATGAGGACTTCCTTGAAATATCATATCATCAAAATATTTAACAAGAAAAGCTTTTTGTCTGTCAACGCAACTATTTACTTTGTTCTTTTCTAAGAAATTTTCTATAAAATTACGTAAATTCTTAACCCAATCTATATCTAGCCTTTCGCAACTATCCCGAATAATAAACCAATCGCCATTTTGCATTACATTTGCTCTTAAAAAACCATTCATTTGAAGGTCATGGTCGTTAGACCATTCTCTATTTATAACCTTTCCTTGACCTTTTCTTGCATTTAATATATCTAATGTATCATCTGTTGATCCACCATCTACAAAAATTAAACCATCAAAATATTGATATATATCTTTTGTCATATCATCAATATTCTGCTTCTCATTTTGAGTTATTCCGCAGAGCCAGATTTTCACTATGTGAAATTATACTAGATTATTAAGAAAATGTCCAAGCTTTTCGGTTTCTTTTTGATTATCTATGATTTGACGAATAACATTAGCCGTAGTATGTTGAAGAAAATATCTATATTCTTTACTATCGTATAATGCTTTTAATTTTGCTATATATTCGTGCTGACTTTCAAAAAATAAAGCTGTTACATTTTCAATGCTCCAATTCATTAAACTTTTGTTTTGTGCCATTTGCCGATGCATTAATACTGGTTTTCCACAAGCCATGCTTTCAATTACTGATATTCCATATCCTTCAAGATGTTTAATATGTTGAGTTGCAATACTTGATTTTAAAGTTTTTGTTAATTCTTCTTGAGAACTATTTGTATGGTAATGGTAGTCTATATATGGAGTAATTTGTTGTAATGTTTTACTCATGTTGTATTCTTGATTAAAATTCTTTTCGTATTCTGAAATATAAATTCCAACTATATTTCCATCTGTTGGTCCATCAAAAGTGCATCTATCATAGTCTACCCAAGGCTTGTAGTAAAGATGATTTACTTTGTACTTATTAGCGAGAGCATAACCAACATAATCTGCACAAAGATAATTTTTAATAATATAAAATGGATAAGCTCCGTCCCAATAATCATTGCCACTATAGCAAGCTAGTTTGCTTTTTTCTTTTAAGTGAGGCCAAATTTCATTTAATATTTCAAATTGAGTTTCAAAGCTTGTGATAAATATTATTTCTGGTTTAAGATCTAATATTTGTTGTTTGTTTAAGACTTTTACATTTTTCGTAGTAAATTCTAGGTCAGCTTTTTCTTGAGTCCAAGTATTATTCCATGCCCATTGATTAAATTGTTTTGGTGGTAAATTTGTTGGTATATACTCATTGCTTGGTAGTATGAGATTATGACCAAGCAAGGAAAATGCTTTTGCTATATTTTTAGTTAAATTTTTATGAATGTCGGGCCAAAGAATGTTCAATAACTTATTATAGAGTAAAGATTAATTTTTTTCTTATTTTTTTGTTATTTGTATGTTTTCTTTAGGAACATTCTCTTCTATAGGAGAACATTTAATATCTATATCTGCTTCGTTTATAATATTGTGGTTTGACATTTTATTGATTAATTTTTTGTTTATTTTTTATTGAGAAAACTTTCCATTTTGTGGTTCGTTATCCTCATTTGCGGGTGTTATTTTAAATTGCAGAAATCCTACGGATTCTGGATTCTGCCACCCTTCGTTATTATCAGATTTAAAACCCTCTCCTTCGTTAGCTCCAATTGTTGATATTGGATTTGGTGTTTCCGTGGCCGAACCTTTAAATATAAAAGAAGTATTTCCTTTTGTTGTATCACCTGAATCTATGCTAGTGTCGGCTTCAAGATCTGATTTCGGTGTGGAAGTTTTTGGTATATTACCCTCTGGAACAGGGGTTATTACCTCACCAATCTTATCTATTAAATCTGGTGGTACTGTTTTATTATTATCAGCTACTATATCTTTTACAACATTTTTAGCCTCTTCGACTTTCGCCCCAAATGTATTTAGCATATTTCTTGTGTCTGGATCAACATCTCTTCCTGATCCTGCTATCTCTGTGAGATTTTTAACGACGTTTACGAGGCCAGTTGCGTCTGTTTTTACTTCTGTGGCTTTGGTGTCAGCTTCAGTTGCTGTGTTACTAGCTTCTGCTGATTTATTTACTGCCGCAGTCATTGATGATTGAGCGGCTGGAAGGTTAGCTGGGACAGTACCAAGATTTTCTATGACGGTATCTAAGTGTTGTATGGTTTGACCAATCTGAGTTACTGCCTTGCTTATGTTCCCCTCGTTTGTGTTAGAAGTTACGGGATTAGATCCTGAGCCTGTTGATAGAATGGTTTGTTCGGTCTGTGCAGCAATTGCTGCAGTATTTGCCTGCTCAGCCGCGGCCTTAACAGATGCCAGTTGTTGGGCCACAGCAGCAGCGGTCTCAGGGGTAGCGCCTGCAACAGCTCCAGCAGCATCGGCTATCTTGTCTGCAGCTACCTCCGCGTCATCTTTTAATTTTTCAGTTTTGTCCTTAACTTTGTCAGCGTTATCCTCAGCTAGCTCTACCGCAGCTAAGCTGCTTGAATCATTGGGTTTGTGCCAAGACATCCAGACCTGATGCAGCCAACCTTGCATATTTTTAGCAATCTGTTGAAGAGCGTATCCAAGAGATGCTTTTCTTCCTCCTATAGTTACTGTGGTTTGGCCTATTTTACCGTCAGGACCAATAGCCATTTTATATCTAACGTAGATATCTTGTTTTGCTTGACCTCCACTCATATCTGCTTCGACTTCTACTCGAGTACTTCCGAATTGCGCACCTATACTCCAAGCTTTTTCTTCGCTGTTAAATTTAAATGGACCTCCACCGTTACTTGCCGCTCCTTGAAAACCAGCAAAAGCGCCATCTTTTAATAACTTTTCATAATCTCGTGTAGTTTGTAGCATGGTAGCAGGAGTGATTAACTTTTCATTGGTATCGAGATCTTCTATTTTCCCAAGAGCAGTAGTTGCGAAAAATCCTCTTGGAGTTGGCTCAGAGTATTGATCTGTGACTTCAAATAAAAAATTATCATCTGATAATTCTTTCTCTTCTCCTATGACAGCCAAAAATGCTTTACAGAATTTTTTTTCTGGTTTAGTTAGCGTGAGTCTGCTTTTGTCGTCTTCTAAAGTGCAACTTTTTAAAAATTTTGGTTTCACGCCTACATTTACTTTAACTGAGTAAGTTTTTTCAACTGAGTTTCCGCTCCAACCGCTATAAGATATTGCTTTTCTATTATGGTCAGTAATAAAATCATGATTAATGTAATCTTGAAATGTTGATTTTAAAAGATTTTCTGTCTTTATGCTATTTTTAATTACCTTTTCAAAAAAAGTTTTCCATTTTGACTTTGATAGTTCTGTATGGAACTCTGCTATTACTTTTTCTGCGAAACCTATTGTCATTTCTTCTTCTCCACCGCCTTGATCAAGCTCGTCGTTATAATAATTCTTTAATTCTTCTGCTGCATTTTTTCCTTCGGCTCCTTTATCAATACTTTCTATTGACATAAGGTTATACTCAACGTAGGTATCTCCGTTAGGGGTCAAAGCTAGAGTATCTTCGCTTCCGTCTTTAGCATAAATGTATTTAGCTTTAATCTTATAAGTAAGATTAATAGGAGTAAATACAAATGGGCTACTTGCTCCATTATAAGTAGAACAATTTGCACAGGACCCTGCGCTCTCAAGATTGGTATCTTTTGTACCGTCTCCGAATACTACAATTTTTTTATCTTCGGCCATAATATTATATACACATTTTTTAATGCTAAAATCTAATTCTTAAATAATTTATTAGATATTTAACTTGGACCCGAGAGGAATTGAACCTCTGTCTTTTAAAAATTTAAATTAAAATACTACAAGTTTAGTCGTTTTTGTTTTTAGCTTTATATAGATAAACAACAAACATACTTAGCGATTTTATTTTTAATATTGAGTATAAAAAGAATAAAAAAACTCTTTATAATCAAACATCTAATTACGCAATATCCCAATAGATGCTTCAAGGGTATCACGCTGTAACTTAAGCTACAGAAGCGGTCAGCTCAACAAGAGAAACTCTTGCTGAAATGTGACCTTTATATTTTGCTTTTTTGGCAGTTAATATAAGTGAAACTTTTTAAGGAGTCCACGATTCAACCTCCACTTGCATTTTAATTCGTATCTCTAAAATCGAAACCAGTACGGGCCCAATAAGAAAGAACTAACCTAGCTTACACATTATAAAGCTTTTAATAGTTTTTCACAATCTTTTTTATAAACAAAATTAAATTTAATCCTTGCGCCGTTAATATCTGAAACTAACTGAGGTACGGCTAGGCATGGATATTCATTTGGCTCGTCATAGATATTTTCGTTAGATACATTGTAATGTTTTATGCATTTATATGAGTAAACTGTCCATCTAGCTTTATTTTTTATCACTTCCATTTGTATTATAATAAATAAAATTTGACAAAAGATCAAGTTTAATATATTATAAGTCAACATAGTTCCCAAATAGGACAGTTTGTTGATGTCAAAAAATCAACTATCAATCCCTGAGATAGCAATGTCATAAGGGCTGACAACTATTAAAACCTTCATTTGTACATAATATGGCTAAAGAAGGG